AATGAATATATTATTGCTAGTCAATTAAGAAACGTTACTCATAATATTGTAGAAATATTAGATACTTCTTACGCAGCAGGTAATATCAATCCTATTATTGGCAAGTCGTATATGAATTCTAACTATGGTAGTTTAGCTCTCTACGACTTCATGCTCTTCGATAACATCTCAACAGATGATAAGATTAAAGAGCTGAATGAGTACGTAGGAATAGAAGGCAATACAGAATGAAGAAAGATGAAATAATTGATTTAACTAACCCGATATTTATACAAGAATGAAATATATTGTTGTACCAGCCGAAGTGCTGATTGATATAACACAAGATACGCTAGACGAAATGCATTTAGCATTTCGTTATAGTGTAGATGGAACTAAAGTAATCATGAAAGTTGCTAACTATGAATTACTATTCCCATCAGCAATGACATTACCTTTAACAGAAGAAGATGAAACTCCGGAAGTAGTATATCCGTATCCTACCTATGAAGGAGAAGAATTACAGAAATTGTTAAGCAGTGATAAATGGACTAATAAAGAAGAACAACTATGAGAGAAACTATAAATTTCGTACCTAGTAAGTCAACCCCTAATCACAAAGAAGTACAGTATTGGATAGACTTACAAACTGATCCATATGGTAGATGTATTAAAACATGGACTGGATCTGAATGGAGTACTATTACTGATAATGATCTAATTGAATCTATTAACAAAGAACTAGCTAATAAAGCAAATAAAGCTACTACTTTGTCTGGTTATGGTATTCAGGATGCATATACTAAGGAACAAGTAGATGCTAAAGTAGCATCTGTATATAGAGTGAAAGGTTCTGTAGCTAATTTCGAAGCACTACCTGCTACAGCTGTAGTTGGAGACGTATATAATCTAACAGATACTGGTGCTAACTATGTATGTATTGTAGCTAGTCCTGCTGAATGGGATAAGTTATCTGAAACAGTAGACTTGAGTCACTGTGTAACATCTGATGAAGTATCTACTGTAGTATCTATGACTTAGACAGAATATGACACTTTGTCTGTTAAAGATTCTAAAACACTATATTTAATTCACGAATAATATGAAATTAGGAGATAAAAATATTGTAGCTGCATATCTTGGCGATGTTAATGTATTTACTAATTATTATGGAGTTAGCTTTCCTATAGAACCGTAGAGTACATTATTGACTAGAACCGGGTATATGCCTTGGCATAAAGAACTTCCTATACATTCTAAGATGAAGTCTTGCACGATTACTTCTGATGGAACAGTTAAATATCTTAATGCTACAGATAGAACCAAGTATGAAGATGGTACTGATAGAGACATGACATTAAATACTATGGTAGAAATACCAGAGTTCTGGTATAAATGTATGAGAGATGATACTACTGTATACTTGAACTTATATCCAGCAGATCCTCATATTCCAGAAGCTGAACATGTGGAAAAGTTCTATATTTCTGCATATGAAGCATCTAATGTAGATAATGTGTTAAAATCTATTAACAATGGATCTATTACTCCAGTAGTAAACATTAATAGAACTACTATGCAATCTAGAGCTAGGGCTAATAACTCCAGTACTACGAATTGGAACATGTATACTTACAGAGCTCATAGAATACTTACTGTGCTTTACTTAGTTGAATATGCATGTACCAACAGTTAGAAAGCTTTCAATGCCGAATTAACTGCAGAAGGATATCATCAAGGAGGCTTAGGAGATGGAGTTACTACAGGTAATATTAAAGTAAATGGAGTTGATACATGGAGTTTTATACCTTGTGGAAGTACAGACGAACATGGAAACTCTACTGGTATAACTTCTGTTACTGTTAATAGTACTGATGCAGAAGGTGTTGCAACTCAGAAGTCTTATAATGTTCCTACTTATAGAGGTATTGAAAATCCATTTGGTCATGTATGGAAAAATTGTATAGACACACTTGTGCATTTTAATGCACAAACTAATAAAAATGACGTTTATATAAATACCGAGTTAAGTACATTTGGATCTACTGATATATCTGATTATGACTATCAATGTAGTACTGCTATTACTGAAGGTTATAAGAAGAAGTTAGTATACAATGCAGCATTTGATATATTGCCTCCAATAGATGAAACATTCGGTGGTAATACTACAACTTATTGGTGTGACTACAATTGGACTAACAATAGTACAACTGATAGGTTAACATTAATAGGCGGTACTGCTGGTTATGGCGCGGATGCTGGGTTGCTCAATGTTAATTCTAGCCATGGGCTTGGCCTTGCTGGTGCTACTGTCGGTACTCGGTTAATCTATATACCGTAATTTAATTAAAAATATAGATAGGTTGTTCCTCATCATTAGGCGGTGCTGCGGGGGCGGGCGCGGGGGCGGGGGTGCTCGCGGTTCGTTTGGGGGGCGCGGGGTCTGGCGCTGCTGGTGCTTCTGTCGGTACACTGAATCCGTAATTAAACAAATAAAGAAATTAAGATACTGTAGAGGAAGACCTTACCCCTTGGTAAAAGATAACATACTAATTAACTGTGTTAGTAACTTTTTTTCGTGAAAACTCGGTAATGGATTACAGATGAAAAGATATAATAATTTATTTGACAAAATAGTAACTTTAGACAATTTATATCTAGCAGATAAAAGAGCTAGAAAACAAAAACAACATAGACCTGAAATAATTAATTTTGATAAGAATAGAGAAAAATTACTTTTAGATCTATAGAAGAAATTAATAGATGGTGAATATAAGACTTCTGAATATTATATATTCAAGATATATGAACCTAAAGAAAGAGAAATATTCAAGCTTCCATACTATCCAGATAGAATAGTACATCATGCTATTATGAATATTATGGAACCTATTTGGGTATCATCCTTCATTAAAGGAACTTATAGTTGTATAAAAAATCGTGGTATACATAAAGCTCTGAAAGATGTTAAGTTCGCACTGAAAGATGAAGCCAATACAAAATACTGTCTTAAGTTAGATGTCAGAAAATTTTATCCTTCAATAGATCATGATATATTAAAATAGCTAATAAGAAGAAAAGTAAAAGATAAGAAATTATTAATTATGTTAGATGAAATAATAGATTCTGCATAGGGAGTACCAATTGGTAATTACTTATCACAATTCTTTGCTAATCTATATTTAACATATCTAGATCACTGGATCAAAGAAGAAAAACATATAAAATACTATTTCAGATACGCAGATGATATTGTAATACTTCATGGAGACAAAGACTATTTAAGATAGTTATTTAAGGATATGAAGTAGTACTTAGAAGAAAGACTTAATATTAACTTTAAAGACAACTGGCAAATATTTAAAGTTGACGATAGAGGAATAGATTTTGTAGGGTATAAGATGTTTCATACTCACACTCTATTAAGAAAATATATTAAGAAGAATTTCTGTAAAAGAGTAAGTAAATTGAACAAAAAAGATAACCTAGACAAGAGTACTTATCAATAGAAAATATGTAGTTATATAGGTTGGATTAAGTACTGTAATGGTCGTAATTTATTTAGTAAAATGACTAAACATAAAGAGCTATTGCGATACATATCAAAAAGTAAGAAGAAGAAAAACCTAACGCAATAACATACGTTTTTAAGGTATATCTCAGATAAAATATCATCCCTGTCAGAGCAATCTCTCAGGGTTTTTTACTTTCTCAAAATACTTGCTATGATTCACAATATAGGAGATTCAATAATGATTTTGTTCAAAAGTATATTCAGTAGCGCAGGAAGATTCGCCAGCAGTTGCTTTGCTGGAATAACATCTTTCTTAGCACCAGTTTAGGTAGCTATAATTGCGGCAACTAGTTTTATACTGATAGATGTCATATTAGGTTACAAAGTATCAAGGAAATACGGACACAAACATATCGAGTCTTATAAGTTATGGAAAACTATTAATAAAGTATTTGAAGCTACATTGTTGATAGTAGGAGCATACGTTATAGATACTCATATAGTTACCTCATTGAACTTACATGCCGTAGAGTTTGTATCTGGTATGATATGTGGAACTGAATTCATATCCTGGCTAGAATCAATGAAGGACTTACATCCGGATTGCAAAATATGTAAAGTATTAGAAAAAGTACTAGGCAAAGTTATCAAAGCTAAAGGTGAAAAGTATCTAGGAGTAGATTTAGATATAAAAGATTTTAAACCAAATAACAATGATAACAGCAATAATATCAGTAGTTAACTGGCTTGCAACACATTTCAGAGCACTTACCATAGGTTTCATATGTATACTGTCGGTAAGTGCTTTTTTTATGTACAAGCAGCTACAAAAGAAGGACAAGGAAATAGCTAGACTATCCAATAATAGTGAATATTATGAATCGTTATTAGATTCAAGTAGAAAAGAAAATCGAACGTTACAACTAACTATATCTGATCTTAATACTAGTAGAGATAGTATAGTACAATAGTTGAACGATACTAAAAAGAAATTAAAAATCAAAGACAAGAATCTGGTATAGGCACAGGTAATCAATACCGAAGTTAAAGATTCCGTTAAAACAGTAATTAAAACCAAAGAGGTTGACTTTACTTAGGAATTAAAATTAAATGATTTAACAACTATCATAGTAAGTAGAAAAGACTCAATCTTAACAGCCACATTAGATTTAAAAAACTAGCAAACGCTGTTTGTAGAAGAAAAGAAAGAATATCGTAATAAGTATAAGACGTGGCTAGCCAGATTCTTCCACTTTGATTTTAAAAAAGATATTCACAGAAAATATACGATTAACAACTCTAACAAACTTATCAAAGTAACAGATACTAGAATAATAGAGATTAGTAAATAAAATCAATCTATAATATTAATCAATAATAATATGCATAGACTACTTCTACAGGGGCTAGAGCTCTTATAAATGGTTCAGGCGATCAAATGGCTACAGAAGAAATATCCACTGGCAATAGATATCTGATTTACTATAATAAATCAAATGGTATATTTCAAACTGTAAACCATATTATACCGCCTACTACTGCTACTGCGTAATCTTTAATCAAAAAAGGGCTCTTAGGAGCCCTTTAATAAATACTTATTATGATAACATTTGCACAATTAAATATAGGAGATCCTATACATGTATTAGAGATAACCGGAACGTTCAAGAAAAGTACTACTTATTATAAAGGTACTGTAATGAATGTATCCAAGGTTTATGATGAACCCCTTCCTCCTCAATAGTTTCCTCTACCAAATTAGAATAGAAAAAAACTAGTTGATATAACAATAGGGTGTGATGGCGAATAGAAGAAATTATCTGTAGAAGAAAATAAGTCTATCATAACGGATGGAACTGTAGGTTTAACTATTGCAACAGATAAACAGCAGATAATAACAATGGTAAAGAATAATTATAACGAATACAAAGCAAAGAAGGAGGCTTTAGCTAAGTATGACGAAGAGATGAATAAGTGCGATGCAATACTCAAGTAGTTGGATTATTAGGAGGAAAATTCGAAACAAGAAGATCCTAGAATAAAAGAATTACAAGAACAAGTTGCAGAATTAAAAGGATTAATAAAGCAAGCAAGTAATATGGTTCCACCTTAGATGAAACAGATGTTACCATAGAATATACAGAATGCAATGAATGAGGCTAGTTAATACTAGCCTTTTTTTATTTTAAGCCTTTTAGACAAACGCTATTATATTACTTGACCAATTGTACTACTACACCTATAAAATGGCTTAGAACGCATCTAAATACGTTATAAAGATATTTAATAAATAATGCATTATGAAATTAAACACACTGAATACTATTATTGATGATATTCTACTTGAATTGCGCAATAGTTCTGTAGCTGAATCAGAACATATAAGTAGAATATAGATTGAGCAATGGATTCACAACTATAGAGCTGTACTCATCAAGCAGGACATAGATAAGGGTAGAGATATAAATCCTATGTATGTTCAAACTATTCCATGTGTACACATTGATAGAATAGATAGTACAGCAGGTCATATAGAATATAGAAGTGACATAGAACTACCTAAACTGATAGACTTTCATTTTAGAACAGGTCTAGTATATGTAAAAGACATGTTTGGTAATCTAATTCAGCTAGGTAATGAAACAAAGATGAAATATCAAAAGTATAGAAAATATACTTGCGGAGACTATATAGCATACATCAAAAACAATAGATTGTATGTAGAAGATCCGGGTAATGATCACCAGCTTGAATGGGTAGAGATAGGAGTAATAGCTGAGAACCCTGCTGATATCAATGAATGTTTTGATCCTGATAGTCCATATCCTGCACCTGCGCATATGATACCTGTAATCAAAGATATGATATTTACTAAAGAATTGAATATCATGCATCAGATGCCATCAGACGAAACTAATAACTCTAGAGATGATATGTAGAACATTAATGTTAGATAGCAATGAAGAAATCTTATACAATAAGCGACTTCTATGAGTTCTACTTATCTTATATCGAAAGGGAAACTGTATATGATGTTGATTACAAAACATACAGACAAATTGTTGAAGATTACTTTAAGTATATCGTAGAAGAGATAATGGAAAATAGTAGAGAATTCAAACTACCATGTAGACTTGGAAATCTAAGTATAGTAAAACGATAGCCTAAAAACTTTGATAATAAGAGTCTTAGGATAGACTATCACGAAAGTAAAGTACAAGGTAAAGCTGTGTACTTTATTAATGAACATAGTAATTACTATAAGTTTAGATTCTTATGGAGTAAAAAGGATTGTTTACTAACAAATAAGACGAAATATTAGTTTGTAGCTTCTCGCGCTAATAAAAGAAAATTGGCTCAAATAATAAAAAATAGAGAACATGATTACGTTGAAATTAGATGATTTATTTGAATTTAAGAAGGATGGGCAATATCAGTTTGAAGATACACCTGGAGTATATGCAATTGTTAATCTTTTGAACAATAAAAAATATATAGGATCAAGTAGTTCTATTAGAAGAAGATATCGTCAACATTTTAATGAATTATCAAATGACAAACACGCTAATCCTATATTACAAAAAGCATTCAATAAATATGGGTAGAAACATTTCGGATTTTTGATACTAGAAACTTGTGAAAATGTGAAAGATACTCTATTATTCATAGAATAGAAATACATAGATGAATTAGGAGATTATAACATATGTAAAATAGCTGGTAAGACTACCGGTGTACATAATAGTGGTCACATTATAACTCAAAAACATAGAGAAATAATTGCAGAGTCTAATAGAAATAGAAAATGGAATGAATCAAGTCTAAAGAAAAAATCAGAACAAATGAGAAATAGTCCACTAGTGGCTAAACAAAGAAAAAAAGTAGACATGTTTTCTATAGACGGGATATATATACAAACATTTGATTCAATTGCTAATGCTGCAACAAGTATGGGTAACACGAATAAAAGAGTAAGTATAAAAAGATGTTGCCAAGGCAAATACAAATCGGCTTACGGCTTTATATGGAAATATCACAATAACGATTAATATGATAGACAATAATATGGTATCGTCCAAAGCAGTTATAGCCAAGATAATTGCTGATTTAGATCTAAAAGAGGACGAGATTAGAATATCTGATGTAAGAGAATACATAGGCGAAGCTATGGAGAAGATAGGTGCTGTACAATAGTTAGAGCACAAAGTAGTAAATTTAAAAGTAGAGAATTACCAAGCTAAATTACCTTGTGATTTATATAGATTAAATCAAGTAGCGTTTTCTTTTGAAAACGGATGTGGTTGGTTGCCAATGAGAAAGGTTACCAACTCTTTTGGTGTATATAAGAAATGTGGTGAATGTAATCCTAAAATGTTAATAAAGGATAATGCACTTATACCTTTAGTAAAGAACATATTCAATGTTAATACAGATAAGGAAGCTATTGATATTCTTAATGAAGATGTTAATGTTAAGTAGACATTAAGTGCTTTAGTAAACCAATATACTATACCTAGTAATAATGGCAGACTTATTATAGGTAATCCTGCGACATTTAATACAAGCTTACAATACTCTACTAAACCTGGATATATTACTGTTAATGTACCATGTGGATGGTTAAAAATATCATACCATGCTATTATTACTGATGAAGACAGTATGCCTATGATACCTGATATACCATCATACTTTGAAGCTATATTCTGGTATGTAGCAATGAAGATGTCTTATCCCAAATATTTAAAAGGACAGCTGAATTAGAATATATACTACGATATGAGAAACTCATGGAACTTCTACCGTAGATAGGCATATGCAGAAGCTATGATGCCTACTGTAGATGAATTAGAAACTATTAAGAATGTATGGCACAAACCTTATACTGAGATGAGAGATCATGATACATTCTTTGAGAGTACAGGAGATGAACAAATACTTTATAATTGGAATAGATAATGACTAATACATTATAGACAAATACTTTCGTTGGTGGTATGAATCTAGATACAGATGTAACTATGATACCAGACAATTAGTATAGATATGCGGAAAATGTACGTGTAATTACTAATACAGATGGTACTACAGGTGTGTTGCAGAATGTATAGGATACTAGAATGGTAGAAGGAGGAGACTTCTTGAACCCCAATGAAACAGTACTAGCTACTACTACGGTTGATAAGTATGGTGTCATACTTACTGTAGATGGTACTAAAATATGCAGAATATATAGAGTAGAAGGTTATGATGATTTACCATTGAAAGCTACAGTAATAGTTAAAGGTGAACTGGGTTATAATGTAAATTCTAAAGTAAAAATAGTAGCTAACTATGAATCTGCTACTATTATTAAAATCTATATAGCCTCTCCAGATCAGACTATTAAGACTCTTAATATAATGGACGGTAGATATATGCAAACTCCTAATGGCAATCCTTTATTAGATTCTAATGGTAATCTAAAGAATGTTAGTCTGTTGGATATACAAATATCTACTTTACTGAGAGCTCCAGAGGTCATATCACTAGGAGGAGGTTCGCTGACTACTGGTATAGTATAGTACTCTTATCAGTTATTTAATGCTCGTGGTTCTGCTACTAACTTCTCTCCAGTTAGTAATGCTATACATCTTACTAATAGTGAAGTATCAGGAGGATAGAGGAACTATATGGGCAATAATAAGGATGTAAACTCTGGTAAAAGCGTTAACTTTAAAGTTAAATTAAATGATGTACCTGGAGGATTATTTGATAATATCAGATTAATTCGTATAAAGTATAATGACTTTACTGAAAATCCTTAGATTGAAATATTTCAAGAAAATGAGATATCATCTTCTACTAATGAATACATATTTAATGATACTGGCGGTAATGTAATAAATACTATTACTATAGAAGAATTTAATAAGATACAAGAGAGTACATTTACTGCGGCTACTATAGAATCTAAGGATAATATATTGTTCGCAGCTAATATTAAAGAATCTACATGGAAACCACAATATGATGCTAGATCATATAGATTTACTGCTAGTAATAAGTTAATACTTAATGGTTCTAGTGAAGATCAGAATATAGAAGTAATAGTAACAAATTCTAATCTTAATAACACCTTGAGTTCTATACCAGAATCTCATGACTGTATTAATCCGTATAACAGTCAAGATCCTGATTTTAGTAATAGAGATGTATGTAAGTATTAGTTTGGTAGTACTACGTTAGGAGGTACTGGTCTAAATATAGACTATGAATTCGTTACTACAGATGTAATGTTAGACGATAACTTCACAAACACTCTTACTATAAATACTCCTGTTACTACTAGCGATAAGATTACTATAAACAATCTTAATGGCTCTACTGTATCATAGATATCTCTAGGGGCATCTGGCATAAGCAGATTCAGAAATTATGCTGATCCTTACTTTGCTAGTAAGTATAAAGGATATCAGAGAGATGAGGTATATAGATTTGGTATTGTATTCTTTAATGAAAGAAATGTTGCTACTCCAGTATATTGGATTGGAGATATTAAATTCCCGCATTGTTGGGAAGCGTGTCCATGGTATGTACAAGACCTTACTCTTTATGGAAAGGCAATCGGTATAAACTTTAAGATAAAGAATTATCCTGATGGAGCTAAAGCATATCAAATAGTAAGATGTAATAGAACAAAGGAAGATAGAACTATATTAACTCAAGCTCTATTATCTGGAACTGTATCATATCCATATCATTCTGTTAGAAATGCAGATTATGATATAGCGTCTGAGAATGCCAGAAGACCATATACATTCTTAGGGAATAGTTGGTAGAAATTAGGTTAGATAACTGATTCTTCTCATGGAAAGGCTAGTTACTAGTGGATAGTACCTGAAAGAGTTGACAACTATATATCAACACTTATTAGTCCAGAAATTGATGCTAATTAGGATGACATGGCGAAGAGTGTCAAAGGTTGTAGAGCAGATATGTGTTTGAAATTAGATCCTAGAACTAATTATAAAGAATATTTGGGTTCTATTGGTGGACAAGTTACAGCATATGGCTATTATGTTAAATCTAATAGAACATAGTAGGTAAGAAGTGGAGTAGCAGTTACTAATGAATACATTATCCAAAGTTCTAGATTAGGTTCAATAGCAAGTTCTAGTTCAGAAAAACTTAATGATATATTCATGGTAGGAAATGCAGCAGAGTGGGCTGGTATAACTAATTTGATAGGAAAGAGATATATAGCTCACTATACTGGATTTGGAACTACTAGGGGTAAATTTGATATAAATGAATCTGTTAGTCCTATTATAATGGAAGGATTCTCTTGGCCGGATGCAGCATCTAAGCACTCTTTTATTTCTGGTAAAACTTATCTTAATGCTACCGTAAGTATGAATGGTAGACAGGATAATAAACAAATATACAATAAGACTGGTTACTATGGAAATTGTGTTGTTGTCACTAGAGATAACAATAATATAGGTGTGCAACAGAATATAAATATAGATAGGGCTGGTACAGAACCTATGAGTCCTAGAGTTTCTGGTACTATTGCTGATCTTATTAGAGAGTTTAACTATACTCAATTTACTACACCAGTAGTTAACATAAAAACTAATAATATACCATATAGTGGAAACACTTATAGTGCTCGTAGTAACTCTACTTACATAAGTACATATACATATCATGACTTATCTGATCGTAATGCTATAGTATTTGGTGGTGATACTTATTTAGGAGTATTAGATCATAAAACTGTAATGTATATTCCTCAATTCTGGGGAGGTGCAGAAAGTCCCGATGTGAACTGTGGAGTTACAGTTTCAGACTATATTCCTTTTGAGACTACTATTAATCTTGCTTTATTGTATGGTAGTTCTGCATCTAGAGTTGGATCTAGTGATCTAGATTATGTAGACCCATATTTATCATTATCTATCTTTGGTGCATCATATGGTGGTCATACATAGAGTAAACCATATTTTGCATATAATGACGCTTACTCTAGATAGCCAGATGCTTAGATGTATGTAACAGATTCTAATTACTCTATTAGCAATTTGCAGTCTGGTAATAGAATTAGATACTCTGGTACTAAGACTGCTAATGAGATATCAGATAGTTGGATATCATTTAAACCAGCAGATTATCTTGATGTAGATTCATCTCATGGAGATATTACAAACTTGAAGCAGTTTAATAATCAGTTATTATTCTGGCAGAAAGATGCCGTAGGAATAGCATCTGTAAATGATAGATCACTTATAACAGATAACAATCAAGCTCCTCTAGTATTAGGTACTGGCGGTGTACTGGATAGATATGACTATTTAACTACATCTAATGGATCTGATACACCAAATGACAAGAGCATTGTAACTAGTCCTAATGGTTTATACTGGTATGATGATAGCAAGAATGAAATATGCTCATACGGTAATGGAGTATAGAAATTATCTAAAGCTAAGAGTGTATAGTCATGGTTGAATACTGATAAACAAAAAGCAAAAGTAAGTATATATGATCCTAAGTTTAACGAAGTACAGATGGGATTTGAAGATAAAGTACTTACTTATGATGAACAAATTCAACAGTTCTCTTCGTTTAGAACATTTAACCCAGATAACTACTTATCATTCCCAGACAAACTCTTGTATATTAAGGACTAGATAATAAAAGAAAGCGCAGATTTTCCGTTAAATGAATTAAAGTCTAGATTATAGATAGTAATCAATAAAGATCCATTATTAACTAAGACGTTTGATAATGTGTTCTTTAGTGGAGAATTTGATGATGTTAGAAAGATGATGCAAGTTATTAAATTCACTACAAAGACTCAAGAAGGAACTATATTTAAAGATAATACAGAAGTAAATAATCCAATAGAACAGCGAGAAGATACATTTAGGTTTGCTGTTGGTAGGGAAAAAACTAGTGTAGATGACATGTCTCTTCCTGGTAGAATGAAAGGAAAGTATATGATATGTGATTATATTATTAATTGCAACGATCAACACAATTTCAGACTCCCTAATATAAACACAACATATAGATATTCAATGGTATGAAAGAGATAAATAAAAGAAAAAAATATGTAGGTGAAGGTATGACACCATATATGCGAACCGATTTCAATTCTCAGCTACCTACACAATTAACAGCTCCACAGTCAGTATAGGCATATGCTCCTGGTAATGCTAAACCTACTAGTTCTGCTAATTTTTTGCAATCTAGTAATTTTGCAAATATGTTTGGAGGATCTGGTGGATCTGGAGGTGGTGGTATGGCAGGAATAGGTCAAGCTGGCGATGCAATTAATTCAATGATCAGCAATGTTACAGGTCCTGCTACAGCTTCTACTGTAAGTGAATCTAGAATGCAAACAGCAATGGGTACTATATCTGGTACTGCTGAAGGAGCAGCTGCGGGTTTTGCAGTTGGTGGTCCTGTTGGTGCTATAGTAGGTGGTGTAGCTGGATTAGCTTCTGGTATTACTGGTAAGAAAGGCTCTGTATCTGTATCTAAGAATCCATATGATGATACTGTTGATATCAAATATGGTACAGGTATTAGAGGAGGTGCTAGGAACAGGAGAAAGCTACGTCGTTAGGCTGAATAGGCACAATCTAATGCTAGAAGTAATTAGGCTAGTTTGTAGATGGGAAGTATTAATGAACAGGAGTTTTACGACGATTATGATAATGATATACAAACAATGGCACAAGGAGGAATGACCAGTAGTTTAGCATATGTAGATGACGGTGAATTACTTAATACTCCACAAGGAGTCATTGCAGAAGTGCCAGAAGAAGGTAAACCTACAGATAGTAATTTGGTTGATCTGCCAGAAGGTACTAGAATACTTAGTGATAAAAGAAAAGTACCAGGAAGTAAAGAAACATTTGCGCAGATGGGTAAGAGATTAATGTCAAAAAAGAAAACAAATAGAACAGATAAGTATGCAGAGAATGCTGCAATGCTTAATTAGATGAATGATTAGGCTATTTACAATAAATTGTTTGCTATATAGGAAGGCACTAAAGTAAGTAGAAAAACCAAGAATGGGATACAAGCTGCTGCAAACGGTGATATTATTACTAGGGCTGGAAGAAAATGGATAAAAGATAGTAAAACAGGAATCTATACTCCATATAATGGGGAATCAATTGGTAATTTATATGATATACAGCCTCAAGCTAAATTAGATACAGTGTTTCCGAGAAATGAATATAAACCCAGTAAGTACGTTAGAAAAGCTCCTTAGTTAATAGAAAACAACATTGATCTGAACAATGAAGTTTATTCTAGAGTGCCTGATAAACAAATAGCTGTATCTAGAAGATCTGTTCCTAATTACTTTACAAATGCCTCTTCTCTTGCTGCTAAGACATTAGCATCTGATGCTTTAGTAAACAGCGGAGAATGGAGAGGTGGAGTACCGTATTGGTTGTTATCTGCGACAGGATCTCCTAGATCAACTAGTGCAGAGTAGGCAATAACAAATGTATCAACACCTCCTGCAACAGTTACAACAGGAACTAGAAAAACTACTGGTATTACTAGAATGCCTTCTTCTAAAAAGAATACTTTGATATAGCCTGTAAATAATGAATTGGATCTCAGTGAAGAGACTATGTCAAGAGTAGGAGACGAAGTAGCTCCTTATATAGCTACAACAAGAACTACTAATACCACAGATAATTCAAGTAGTAATCCAACAGATAACAAAAACTGGTCACATAGTATAAATGATATACTTACTGATATTTCAGCGTTAGCTCCGATTATATCAAATATGTATGCAAGACCAGAATAGTTTAATGCTACATATAATCCTTACGAATCACAAATTAGATCTACTATGGCTAATCGTAAATTTGACATTAGTCCTGCTAAGAGAGCTATTAGAGAAAATAGATCTATAAGTAATTACAATGCTGCTAATTATAATCCGAGTACAGGAGCTAACTTGGCTTACAGGTTGTAGAGTCAAATAGCCGCTGATAAAGCCATCGCTGATTTATATTCTACGGCTAGTAATGTTAACAATCAATATGCTGGTGAATATGCTAATACTTTAAACAGTCTCGGACAACAAAGAGTTAATGCTACTAATATGGCTATTGACATGAATGCTAGAAGCAGGGCAGCTGCTAGAAATATTCAGAGAACTGCTTTAACTCAATTAAGTCAGTATGCACAAAATAAACAGTTGATGAAAAACCAGAAGAGTAGAGATATGGCTATGTTGGATATGTATGGACCGTTTCTTGAAGCTGGTTATAGTTCTAAAGATTTTGCATCATTTATGAAAAAATTTAAGAAAGGATAATTATGGCAGCAAATATGTATGATCAAGCCGCATAGGCTTAGTTTATTAATACTTATGTGCCTATCAATTTTGGTGAATTATACAGAATAGGTGCGGCACAAAAACAAGCAGTAGATCAAGCGGCAGAACAATTTACTACACAGTTACAGAAGTTTGGAGAATTCAGATCACCTTCCAGAGTAGATACAGAGAACTATTATAACATGACTATTGGCAGAGAAGACTTTCAGAATGCCATTAATCAAATGGTGTCTAACCCTGATTACATGAAGGATGCTAGTAATAGAGCTCAACTACAATCACTAATAAATAGTGTAGATTATGCTGCTCTGTCTCAGTTAAAAGAAAGTGCAGACTATTAGAGAATGGGTTTACAGACGAGAGCTAAGATGAAAGCAGAAGGTAGACTCAAAGACAGCTGGGACAAGTCAGATATAGCTAACTACGATACTCTAGGTACTGGTAAAATATTTGATGACATTACTCCGGTAGCTTATATGAATCTAAATGAACTTAGTACTCCTTACTTTAATGATTTGAAACCAGGTTTCTTAGGTACAGATTATGTAAACGGTACTAGATATATAGTAACCGGTAATAACATGGAAGACCTTATGGCGGTAGCTACAGCTAAGTTTAATGACTTAATTGATACTCCACAGGGTCAGAAGTACTTCGAAGAGTACTTGGCTATGAATAACGGTGATGCAAATGCTGCTAAATCTCAATTCATCAATGCAGTAGCTCAATCACAAATTGACAGAACTCGTAGACCTAAATACGATGTAGATCCTGCCTTTATAGAACAATTAAAATACAGTCTGAAGGCAAAGGCAGCCGGAGCTTCAAATACTAGTAATGTATTGCCAGACTTATCTAGAATACTTGCTACTACTACTGTACAGAACAATTTAGCTGTTTTAGGAGGTTTGACTCCTGAAGAAAGATCAGCAGTAGCTAGTGGACAAGCTAATTCTGAAATATACCAGAAGGCAAGTAGAAATATGAGTAATAACCTCAAGGTGGCATGGAACAGTTTAAGTAAAGCTTCTGGAATAAACAGTGCTTCTAGAAAACTATTAGACATGATTAGTCAACCTCTATCTAAAGAAGTAGATACTAGTCTACTTGTGGAAGGTGGCGGGGAGGCTCTCGGTAAAGATGCAAAACTTACTAATAGTACTGCTAACATGACACTTGGCGCAGATATGACGTTTGGATTACTTGGATATGAGAATGGAGCTCTAGGTTATGCAATGAGTAACATGCAGAATGCTTCAGATGAAAAACAAAAGAAAGCATGGAAAGACAGATCTGTAGCAATGGCTACTATTCAACAAGCTTGGTATAACGACCAATTTAGAGATGTTATCGTTAAAGGATCTGGTCAAGTACTTAGTGATAATAACGAGGTATACCACAAACGTAAAGTATACATACCTATAGATCAGTTAAGAAACATCGGCTTTGAATCAATTAGTAAAGGAGACTTCTCTAAGTTAATAGGTAGTAAAGTAGTATCTCTGGGAGATATTATAGATAAACAGTAGATAGAGATCAAACAAGAATATGATCCAGAAACTGGAGAGGTACTAAAAGGAGAAACCACTAAGAAGTTAACTAGAAAGAAACTAGATGATTCCGATCTGTATGTAGAGTTTGATGCTACTTATCCTCTACAGATAGGTAATAATGAAGCTACTATTACCAGAAATGCCAATTACGAACGACAAATCAGAACACTTGGAACTAAAGAAAAATATTCATAGGCAGAAGATTCAGCTAACAGATATCTAAGATAATATGGAAGATAACAAATTCATGGTAGGCGCTCCCAAAATGAACGCCATGACTTATGGTTCTATGGATACCGTACAAAATATACCTACTACTTCTGAGAGGAAATAGTAGGTATAGGAGTATGATTATGATATACCTTCTAACTTAGCAGACATATATACTAGAAAGAGCAGTACTGAAACTCCGGAAGAAAAAAGTAATGACTATAACTGGTATAAAATACTTAATGTTGCTACAGGTATTGCTATTACTCCTAATGCAGTTACTGCGATAAAAGAAGGTTACGATATATATAATAGCCAGTTAGGTCAATCTGTTGTAGAGAAAGCAGTAGAAACAAATATCAGATCCTTAGAAGGTGATTTAGCCAGAAAAGAACTACGTACTATGCAAAGTATAGAGTTCTTGAAAGACTATGAAGAGAAACTACAAAGATTAAATCAGATACAAAGTGCAGGAGAAGGTGATCCATAGGAAGCAACTCAGTTATAGACGTATTTGGATCAGAATGCTTAGACTTATGAGTTACTGATAAGAGGTAACAGTAAGTTAGCTCCTCTGTACTACGATGGATTTGAAACAAACAGTATTACTGGAGAGAAAACAACTTCCATAGGGTTGCAAGTAGATCCTAAGAAAGTACCATTATGGGATAGACTTATGCTTAGTATATCTACTATGTTTGATAACAAAGCTGAGGCATACGAGGAGTACGTTAAAACTGGTTATGGTGATGCTATATTAAATATCAAGCCTAAAGAAAGTGTATGGAATAATCCTGATAGAACTGGTATTATAAACAGTTTACAGAAGGTATACGATGATAGTATAACATCTCAAGAACTTAAAGTACAAAAGATTAAAGACCGCCAAAGTATATTAAAAGAAGGTAGCTGGTTCTTCGATCCTAATCAAATATCCCCAGAGTTTAGAGAGAGAGTAAACAATAATGAATTTGCTTGGGGAGATCTGGAATCATATCCTTATGCAATACCACAATTAGGTTCCTCTTTAGGAGAAATTGCTTCTACTGTAGAAACTGCTACTCTTGGTAGATTAGTAAGTATGGCTGCAAAAACTGCTGCTAAGAAAGGAAATCCCTATTCAGCTGCTTTGTTAGCTATTGGGGAGTTTGGTTTAAATGCAGCTAACAGTTATTATCAACGTACTCAAGAAACTAATGCCGAAGTATTTGATGCTTACTTGAATAACATAGTAAATCAAATGGATTCAGGTAATCTGGATGTAGATAGAATATTAGACCAAGGTATTGAGAAACTACAAGCTAGAGGGATTAATACAGATGAAATGACCATGCCGTAGATTCTTGAAGATATGCTCTTGTATAATATCAAAACAGATGATCCTAATTTTGAGAATATCAAACTTAGTGCATACAATGGTCTGGATAATATCTTTACTTCTAACATGGCTTTAGGAGTATGGGATGCCATGGATATGGCTTTATACTCTTATGGAGGTAAGCTTGCTGTGAAATCAGCAAAATAGTTGCTTAAACAAGGAGGTAAAGGATTAGCAAAAGCTACTGGACTTACTAAGGTTGCTAACATAGCCGATAAGTTTATAGATAACAGAATAAACAAAGCTCTATACAGAATGGCTTCTAAAGACGTATTTAAAGCCAATAAGTATAGAGATGTACTTAATACTGTAGTAGGTTTAGGTACTAAACTTGGAGTAACAGCATTCGGAGAGGGTACAGAAGAAGGACAACAATACTTAATTCAGAAAGATTACGAATTAAGTTCTAAGTATGATCCCAAGAAGATGACGTTGCTGGATGCATTCTTTAAGAACTTCCAATATGGTGCAGAAGCCAATATGGCTCTGATGGGTTTACATCCTGATGAAGCTTTAAATAATGATAAAGAACTAGAGCAGAACATGAAAGTTGGTGCTCTTATCGGTTTGTTAATGGGTGGCGCTGGTACTACTATATCTGATGGTCATCAACTTATTAGAGATGTGAAATTTAATAAGATATTGCGTAATATGGCGGCTTATGACATTAGTAATAAAGAAGAAGATGTTAAGGTAGACAGATGGTATAATGCAGTAAAGAAGGGCTATACTCAAGATGTGATTCAGAATCTTCAGGACATTAGAGATAGATTTACTCCAGAAGGTCTTACTCAAGAAGATATAGATGAAGATATCAAGAAAGCTAGACAGTTAGAGAGTATATACTATAATCCTAATGTATCTGAGAACTTAGATCAATTAGGAATTAAAGTAGGCAGTGAAGAGCATAAAACGTTTGCTAAGAATGCAATGAAGGCATACGACTTAGAACGTGTATTTAACTCTCAAGCTAAGGAAGCTAACAAGAAACTCGCTGAAAAAGTAAATCAAGTATATAGTTCTGACGAGTTTAAAAACGTAGTAGACGAGTATTGGAATAATCTATCTGATACAGAAAGAGAAACATGGGGAGTTAAAGAGAACCTAGTTAGCATAGTAAGAGACGCCCAGTAGACATTCACCACTCTTAACGTTCTTAATAAGCTGAAAAAACAGCTCAAAGACATGCAATCCTTTATTGCTCAAGCAAAGAAGAACGGTCTGGATGTTAGTGACGAGAATATAGCTTCTGTAGTATATCACATTAATCGTAAACAAAAATAGTTAGAAGATGCTACTAAGAAGAATAAGTAGATGTTCAAATAGCTTAAAGATATATTTGGAATCAATACTGATCCAGAACTAGAACAATTGATAGCAGATGAAAATATACTTGTTGGATTACTTAGTAAGGCTGTAAACAGACGTGCTGCATATTAGAACGGAGTGGTACTTAGAACTGATATGAACAGACGTGCTGACTTCAACATTCGTAACTGGTCACAGTTATCAGAACAAGAACAACAAGAAGTACGTGATAGATATACAAAGGAAGCACAAGACAACGGTCAAGAAACTCCTAGCGATAGATCTATAATTGCTAGATACAATAGAGATGTACAGCAAAATGATATTATAAACGAGTCTGTAAATGCTGCTAGAAAGTATGCTAATGATATTATTAAGGCAGATCTTGATAGATATACTTAGAATGACAGATCTTATAGTGAAGTAAGCGAAATAGAGGATGCTCAGAATGAGGACACACAAGATACTCAAATGACATCAGAAGAAGAGCCCGACTTTACTCCGACTGGAGAAGGGGATAACTCTGGATCTCAGATAGCGTCAACTGACTTAGATGTCAAGTAGAGAGAAGAAGAGACTAGTTTGGTGGAGGATGTATATACCGAATCTGAAGAAGATAAATTAACTACTAAAGATGAAGAGACCGGAGACATAGAAGAGATGGATATAAGTGATCTGGTTACTGTAGCAGATGATGCGGAAGATGTTTCAGATGAAAGATCCGCTGAAGATGTAACTGAGGAAGATATAACTAGAGATACTAAAGACGATACACAGGATAAGATAGATATGGAGAATCTTATGGATGCATCTAACTTTAGAGATCCTGATGATGACTTCGGTTTAACATCTGATGATAATCCTTTCTTAGATCCTCAAACAGAACCTGAGATTCCAGATGCTATAAAAGCTACTATGATAGAAGATCAACCAGAAGAACTTCCTTTCATTGATCCTGTGGCTCTAGAAAGATCAGCAAACAAGGCATTTCCTGATGCAGAGGACTACTTTATAGATAATCAAGGTAGAATGTTCTTGAATGGTAAAGAGGTTACTAAAGAACAGATTGAGAAAGAGAATCTAGCTGAACAATACTCTGATGATTCTACTAAGACTCTATCAGAAAAAGCTAATGAACAGGAGAAAGAGAAGGGTATAGTACCAGGTCTTTCGTCTTCTACTAGCATAATGAATAGTTGGTTAGTAGGAAGAACATTGTTCTATAGACCAGATGCTACTAAGCCTATGGATCTTCCATTCAAAGTAAAAGGAGCAAAGAATATACACTCAGGAAAGGAGTTAGGAGAGGCTATGGGTGACCCTAATTTCTTATCTGATGCTAAGGTATACTTTGTTCCGGGACCCACTATGTCCTCAAATGAAGCTGCTTTTGATCCTAATGATCCTACTACATACAGAAATGCAGCCGTATACATGATCATAGACAAGAATGGAGAGATATATGCCGCAGCATATAGAAGCAACGCTAAAGCTGCAATCGACTATCAACACAGACTAGGTAGTGTACCTAAAGAGTCTAAAGCTGCTGAAGACTTAAATACTCTTGCTGCTCAAAAAGAAAAGATAGTATCTTTCTACTTAGAGAAATGTAAAAAAGACAAGAATAGAAAATATGTACTACCAGAGGAAGGGCTTACTCATGTAGTACCTACTCAAGTAAATGTATCTAATGGTACATTTAATAACCAAAAAGATGGTAATAAACCTATCTTCAGAAAGTTATCTGAATGTAAAACATTCCAGATTCCTTTGGATCCCAATAAGATACTGACTGAATGTACGTTTGGTTATGGAGTTGGTGGTATTCAAGTAGGTTATAAGGCGGATCCGTTTGCTATCAAACAGTTAGGTACTGATGAAGTATTAGCTAGTAGTGGAGGATTTGCCGGTAAGATGGCTATATTTCCAAAGCCTTCTGCTACTCCAAGAGGTAGATATACTGTTCCAGTATACTTGAGTGAAAAATTCTTTAGAGACGAAAGTATTAAGAAACCTTCTGACATTAAGTTGAGAAGTCACGATGAAGCTGGAAATCCTACTCCTAATGGATCGTATTCTAACTTTATGGAATATGTACTTGATTTGATTACAGATGGTGATCCGTATGGAGTATTACCATTAATAGTTAATCAAGGTGAGAAAACACGTCTATCAGCTAAGAAATAGGAAGAAGTACAGTTCCTAGCTAAAAAGCAATTAGGCTTTGATCCTGAAACAGAATTGTTCTACTTTGCTAGTCCTAGAAGTGATAGAAATGGTCTATACTTTAGGACTGATGTACCATTAAGTGAAGTAAAGACTAACCCAATTGCTAGGAAGGCTATCTTATGGTATATGATGTAGAACTACCACTGGAACATGGATAAGAACGTTCTCAGTCAATCTTTACCAGAAAGACTTAGAGATCTTGCTGTTCGCGTACTTAAACCTGGAGATGAAAAACTAGTACTATATCCTGGGGAGCTTGAGTTTACTTTAGCTGAATTGGGCATCTCAGAGAAAGAAGGTAAATTAGTAAAAGATAAGGTTGCTCCACCAGCAATAGCTTGGGCAGTTAATAGTGGCAAACTGTTAACTGATATGGGTGACTATGCTTTTAGAGATGGCTTCATATATGCGGAAGACATAACTGTGAATGAAGCTCAAACTCCAGTATCAGTATCTACTGAACCGGTTAGTGTAGCACAACCTGTTGAGACTAAACCAGAACCAGTAAAAGAACCGGAAGTACAGCCTGAGAAACCAGTAGAGGAAAAGGTAGAAGAACAACCCAAAGTAAAACCTACTTCTGAGAATCGTCAGAGTAGAAGAGCTAAAGCTCAAAAGTTGGTTAAATCCCTTAAACAACCTGATGCTAGTGCCCCTAAAGTAGCTAGATATATGACTAGTGAGGAACGCGAACAATTTGCCGCTTCTCTTGGTCAGAAAGTATCTAAGGAAAACTTCGTATACTTATATGATTTAGATGGTAAACCTCAGATGTTTTTCAAATCCATGTTAGAGAAGGTATTCAAAGAAGTTGGATTAGAACCTACTTTCTATGTTACTGGTATGTATTCTACTGAGGAAAATGAAGTAAATAGAATATCTCAAGACTTACGTGAAGCTAAATCTTGGTTGATGGATAAACTAGGTTTATCTGTAGACCAAGTAATGATATTCAATGGAATAATGAGAGCCGCTTCCAATGGTCCTAGAGTATATGGTGTTACTAGATTAGCTACTAACGGAATAGGTAATATTATCCTTGGACAAGGTGCTGGAAAAGGTATTCAGTATCATGAAGCTTGGCATTATATAAACCTACTTGTACATTCTCCTAGAGAAAGATAGATCGTATATGATGATTATGTAAAACATCATCCTGAATATAAGAATGCTTCTATAAATGAAGTAGAGGAAGCTATGGCGGAAGACTTCCGTAGCTGGGCTATTGTTCAGAATGCCAAGTGGTATAATATTGGTTATTAGACTATTAAGCTATTTAGAGCCATAAAAGACTTTGTTAAGTCTATGTTCAATATATCCGATAGTCTCTACACTACCATATATAAAGGTATAAACAAAGGAAGATATTCTCAATATGAACTTAACTCTGTATCTATGGAGGAATTCCACAAAGCATTTACAGATAATGGTACATTCTTCTCTATACCGGGAGTACCTCAAGACAGATTGAAGAATATGCCTTCTATCATTAATCCAGATGTATTTTATAATGTATTAGACTCACTTACCAGTACGTTGTTATCTGTGTTTAATGTTAGACAAGCATCTGATATATCTAAGTTAACAGAGAATCTAGATTATATTCCTTCTATTATCGAAGGAAATATGATGGCTGGTCTTACTCCTGAAGAGAATGAGCAACTTATTGAAGAAGTACTTGATAACTGGGATATTTTCAGAAAAGAAATGGCAGAGCAATTGTCTACTTTGAATATCAAAGCTGAAGAAGTAGAAGTAGATAAGAATGGAGACGTAGATGGTAAGAATAATGACGAAAGATATGATAGAGTTGCTTTTGAATTTTCAAAGAAACTCAATATGTCTTTCAACGCTAAACTATTCTTTTACTCTATTCCTAAGATGGAATATGATAAGAATAAGGAACTAGTGCCTGTGGTGGATCCTATCTTTGGACTCAATATGACTGAATCCTTTGATGTGTCTTGGAATAAAATAATGGAAAACCTATGGGATATTGAAAGATGGGAAGATCTAGAATCTAGATGTTTAAGACTTGGTAATGCCGATCCCTTCTTTAAATCTCTATATAACTACATTAGCGGAGACAATAAACCAGATGAAAACACTTGTACTCAAATTCTTACTACTATTAAAAGTGCTAAAAACGAAATGACTTCTATAGAATTTAAGGAAGCGTTCGAAAAAGCAAATAGTAGAATACAAGATGAAGATTTAGTATTGGATGTAAAAACATCAATGAGAGCTAAAGCTGGTAAATGGCGAATCCTAGACTCCTCTTTACTTAGATTATAGAATAAATATCCTAGACAATGGGGCAAACTATTCTATGTGTCTGGTATGATAGACAAGAGTAATCCTAATAAGTTTGAAATAGACTAGGATAAACTTGAGGATTTGAATGTCGACTTTATGCTAATAAAAGAGAAGATAGATGAAATAGCTGCTCCATTTACTTCTAAGAGACCTAAAGCCATTACATTCACAGAAGATGATATCCGCAAGGCTAGTGTTACAGCAAAAGAGGAATTAGTGAACTGGTTGAACGGAATAGGTATAGACGTAGATATCAAGTCTATAGACTACTTATTATATGGCATAAAGTCAATGAATCCTAAGCTACCTACTATTGAAGGATTCGATAAAATGTATACTTTACTTAATGACTCTAGTAAAGGAAACATTCGTAACCAGATATTAGGCAACTTAGACGCATTATCTAAGGGAGAAACAAAACTATTAAAGCTAAATAATCCGTTCCCTGTAACAGAAGATAGTTTTATATAGAAACTGGCTATTGCTCATGGTAAGTCTCACCCAAACCCATCAGAATTTAGTGTAACTGGTCCTAATAATACTACAGTATACCCGATAACCTAGAATAATTATATGTCTGATAGAATTAGATGGTTTAATACAGATCCTTCAGAAGTATCAAAAACTAGGAAGGCTGTGTATAATCGTCATTCTATACTGTTGTAGGCACTAGAAGACGGATCTAAATTAAGTTTAAGTACCTTTATTGCAGTTCGTAACGAAGACAATAGAACTAGTAGAGATTACTTTTAGATATCTCCAGTAGAGGACTATATATCTAAAATGGTACTTGCTCATAATGATAGAATACTATTACCTACTATGGCAGATAAGAAGACATGGTATTCTATTAGTGGAGTTAAACTGTTCCACGATATGTTGTCTAAATCTAGATCAACTGAAAGACAGACAGATACGGGTATACAGGTTCAATATGTTGATGATCAGATGTATCATTATTCTGATGCTACACTACAGACATTTGCAGATTATTTCCTTGATGAATTTAATGCTATAGAGCAGTATTACGCAGATAAATCACAAGTAGAATAGAATCCTAATCTTGCTATTGATAATTATCATGGTAAAATAAAAAATGGTAAGATGGATAATATGGGTAACGGAGGGTATTTCAGATACTTCTCTTCCATCAGAATGAGAGGAGAAGATGGAAACTATAAATACATGCCTTTGAACCAGATGATTTATGCTTGGTCAAAATTTGATTATGATAATGATCAAAATCAAATGCCAACTAGACTTAAACAACTTAAAAATACTTTGTTTAGTGATAGAGAAGTATTATTCGATATGATAAATGCAACTCTACAAGATAAAGTATAGGAAGAACTTGATTTCTTAGTGGATAAAGGTATAATCAAAAAGTATGCCAATGGTGAATATGAGAACTTGTTAATACCATCTAACATGCTAGACGATTATCATGAACGTTCTCGTTCACTGCCTAATGGAGATTCTTCTAAGAGAAGTAAGCCTGCTGCACTTTATTCATTAATTGCAAACCATGTAGCTAACTAGATGGTTTCTATCATAGAAGTAGAGAAAGCATTTGTTGGAGATCCAGCTTACTATAAATGGAAACGCGATAAGAAACAACCATGGATAATAGTAGAAAGATCTGTCGACAAAATTAAACGTCTTGGTTCTGTATTGTCTACTGGAGATAACCTTAGAACCTATTGGGGAGACGGAGATCCTAGAAATAACTCTAAGTTTACAGTATTACATATGAGTGACAATGAGGTAGGATCCATCAAATTTGACGAGTACAAAAAGATGTTTACTGCTGCTGAAGTGATGAAACATATTCAAAGAACTAACCCAAATATAGACCAGAAACGACTGGTTAATATGGTTAGTAAAGAGAATATTAACAACACTATGAAAACTCTTAATGCTAAAGTAAAGAAAGCTATAGAGGATTCAGTAGCTAGACAGATTGCTGCATATGGTATTGATGAAAACGGTAGGGGTAGGATAAACCAAGCCGATGCTGCTGTGTACATTAGACCTGCATTGTATAAGAGAATTGTTCAAGCAGTAGGAGAATGGTCACCAGAAGTAGAAAGAGCGTTTGATCTATTGGAAAGTCCTGATGAATCATGGTTGTCAGATCCTAAATTATATGCACAAGCTATAGAGACTCTTATCAAACCATTAAAGATGGTATACTTTGGTAATCATGAACTCACTAAGTTAGGATTGAATGTGCCAGTATTTGATAAGATGGCTATCTTCCCGATGTTCAGAGTGATGGCAAAAGCAGATAACTATCATCTGTACAATCGTATGAACAATGAAGAACTAGGTGCTATTGATATGCTTACTTTTGAATCTGCTGTTAAAGTAGGTGGTAGAAAGAAATTCAAACCATATAAAGATGCATAGAACAGTAGATTTAACTTAGAAGATCTGAATAAACCGTCTACTTCTATAGTAAATGGCGAGACTAACTTCGAGGGTTTAGATTCTGACAATTCTAAATTGCCTACGTATATTCAAGATTTGCGTAATCTTAGATTACAGATGAATACGGATCCACACGAACATACTGATAGATCATTAGGTACTCAGTTTGCTAAAGTAGCACTAAGTAACTTGGTTAAGAGTAGACCATATGGATTAAATAAAGGGGTAGAATATACTGGTAGATAGATTATAGATAATGTGTTTAATTCTATTAACAGATTATCTGATCTAGGAGCACAGAAGATATATGATGAATTTACTGATGATGGAACATTATCTACTAGAAAGTTATCTAACTTCTTAATACGTCAAGCTAAAGATAGTGGATTATCTAGAGATGTAATATCTTCCTTTGAGATAGATGAATCTACTGGTCAAATGCGTGTTCCTCTATCAGCACAGAGTAATAGAAGATTTATCGAAAGTAGAATTATATCACAAGTGGGAAAGAAAGCTATTGATATTAATACTCCCGGTGGTTCTGCTATTCAACACGCGTTCTTTGGATTTAAGAATACAACTATAACAGAACAAGAATCTGTAGGTAGAGCATTTAACGATGGTAAAGATCTGAGTCCTTTGAATGAAGATGGTAGTATGGACTGTATGCTTAGTACCAACTTCTTCAGACACGTAGTACCTGCTTCAGTAAGAAAACAAGGTTATACAGCTATAAGAGAATGGTTAATAGAGAAGAATATAATCGGTCAAAATGCTAAGCCATATGCATTAGGTTATCGTATTCCAACGCAGGGTTTATCATCTACCGCATCTCTTAAAGTAACAGATGTACTTCCAGAGTCTATGGGTGATGTTATTGTAGTTCCTAATGACTTTACTGCAATGACTGGTTCTGACTTTGATATTGACAAGCTGTATATAGTTACTGGTTACTATGATAAAGATGGTAATTACTTAGAATGTAATTGGGATGATATAGATAGTAACTCTGAACAGCAATTAGTAAACGGATTAATTGATATGTATCGTATTGCTATATCTGACGATACTAATATAGACCAAACTAAAGCTCCTCTTGATAACCTTACTGAAAAGGTAAAATCAAACATTCTTCCACTAGTAATGGGTACTGCTAAGAATGAAGCTAAACCAATGTATGAGTTACTTCCTTCTTATCAGTTATTTAAAAAGTTTGAATATACTGGTGGTAAAGACGGTATTGCTCCGTTTGCTCTAGCTTCTACTAATCATGCACTTACTCAAGCACTGAATCTTAGAATGGATTTAGGTGAAGTAGCCGATTTATACGACTTAGGTAATATAAATGATATAACTTCTCAGGACGGTGAAAGAATACTTGATTGGCTATCTGCCATGATTAACGCTCATGTAGACGTTGCTAAAGATCCTTACATCATTAACTTGAATGTTAACTCTGTTACTTATAGTATGACTGAATTCTTGCTTAGAACAGGTAAGGGAGAAGCTACATTCTACTTCTTATCACAGCCTATTTTGAAAGATTTTGCTAACATGATTATCAAATTGAACGGTCAATATGGTGTAGATCCTCAGGATGTTTCTTATAGCTAGTTAATAGATGATACGCTATCTGGTTTAAAGAAACAGTATATGAGAGAGTTTGCCAACTTTGTTGACTCACAATCTGATGAAAATATTAAAAAGAAATTACAGCAAGAATGGGCAGGTCTATTAGATTTTGAGAATAGTCCAGATACTCCTAGACGTGCAGTAGATGTAGAGTTACTTAAAAAAGCACTTACTTCTAATATAGAGGGAAATAGAGATATGAACTTCTATTTGCAACAAGTATTAGTTGCTACAGCATATCAAGACATGTTACCATACGCAGAAAGACTAACAAAATTAGTTAGATTATCGCAAATTGATACTAAGAAATATGGTAATACTCTGGCTCAGTAGGCTAACTATAGTAAATCAGTATTTGATTTTATCAGGAACGATGGTGAATTATTCTATCAAACTGATGATAAAGGTGTGAAGATAGAAGATGAAAATCAAAACGCTCTGCTTAACTATTACTTTAATAGCTTCTTGATGAAGAAATTAAAAAATGCAGTAGATATTCCTAGATTTATATTACATCAAGATTTCATCCAAGCTACTGATATGTATGGTGGTTTATTCAATAATATGATAAACTCTATGATAGGAGAACGAAGTGGAATAAACAAACAATTAGCCATGAAGTTAGATTCTATTGTAGATAGCGTAATTAGAGCTAGAATTGCTAATAGCACTCCAGCTATGCATTTAGAGTAGGGAGAACTAAAGGAAATGGTAATGGGTAATAGAACTGTTCCTAAGAGATTGCATCAACTTAAGTATGCTATATATAGAAATATAAATGGTAGATACGATAACTTGCTTAATGGAGATGGATCAATAAGTAATGCTTTCTTAAATTACCTAATTCCAACTCTAGCTACAGACAGTACAGAAGGTGGCATTGATGCAATGTCTTTACTTAATAGTTCTATGGCTAACAGCTCTAATTTCGAAAATAGATTGATTGCATACTTTAGTGACTTGATGTCCAGTGAAGATGCAGCTGTAAGACAATTTGCAAATAGATTAGCATTGTATGCTTACTATACATCTTATGACAATAAGGCTCCAAATACGTTCTCACATTTGATATCTAGTCAGTTTAGAATTGATTCAGGTTATGCAGATAACATAAGACAAGCTATAGGTGATATGAATACTGGACAATGGTTAGGAAATGTGTTTAATGAAACTATAGACGAACCTACGTTAAGCTCATATCCTTCTATCGCATTAAATATTGCTAGAAACAATGCTCAGGATTCTGAAGTAGTTAAGAATGTAGTTAAACCTAAATCCAATAGATATAATAGTAAGTCGTTTATATATGCTCCATCCCCATGGACCGATGGTACAGGTACATACCTTATGTCATTCAGTACTAAACCTAGAAAAGACGAAAGAGATTTCTTATCTATTGATTATCCCGTTTACGGAAAGAGAAATACTGTATTATATGTTAAAATAGGTAGACTTGAAGTATACGATAAAGAGAAAGGTAAAAAACTAGGATAGGCTGGACAGACAATATACGCTGCTGTACCTAGATTAGGAATACAGTCTGGATCAAATACAGTAAATGAGTATTATAAAGACGCTTATTCTCTATCTGACTTTGATGAAGATAATATAAGCGTGTTATCCTACAAGTATTTAAATGACTTCTTTAATGATCAATCTAAATATAAGATGTGGGTTAAAGGAGTAGACAGCAAAAATATAGATATATCACTTATACCAAGCCAATATTTCAATGAATAGTTCAATGCTCATGGATTAGACAGATTAACAGAAGATGTAGATCTATCAGAGAATTCTGCTGATAACATTATCAGTCAAGAAGTAAATGACGAGAAGCCTACTCAACAGAGTGAGAAACCTAAATCTAAAGCAATGGAAACTAAAGAGTTAGATAGAGATATAGCAGCAGAAGCAGGTTTGTTAGATAAAGGTAATTTAATGACTAAAGTAAACCAACAATTACTAATGACAGAAGCAATGATGGAAGCAGTTCCTTATGAAGATCCTAATGCTGGAGTAGAATCATCTGGTGAAGATATATCAGACATGTTTACTTCTGAAGATGATCTTAATGAGGATAATTTCTCAGACGATGCTTATAATAACTGTAAAGGTAAATAATTATGGCAAAAGGAATATGCCCAAACTTAAGTGATCCGCAGATTAAAGCGGAGTTTGATGAAATGGTAGCTGCTCTTGGTGAAAAACAAGCATATGCTATCTGGGATATGAATAATGGTTATAGTTTAGATAAGGCTCCGAACGGGGAGCCTTCTATACTATTCAATAGTTTATTAGAACACAATAATTAGAATAGAGTAAACGCAATACAGGCAAAAGCTAAAGTGTATACTAATAGCTTTAAAGCTTGGTTTGGTGATTGGACTAGTAACACCTTGCCTAGTAAATATTTTTAGGGAGGTAAGATAATATTCGGTCATCCTGGAATAGGCAAAACATATTCCATAGAGAAAGGAAAATATGCGGATAGATTTATAGACTGGGATGTAGAATATAATGTCAAAAGAGACAAATGGATTGAGTAGCATTCTGGTACTAAGAAAGGTACTCCTGAATACAAAAAAGCTAGAAACGAGTATCTTGTATATCCTGATAGGCATCCTGACTATATATAGTTCTTAACAGACGAATGGAATAGGGTTAAAGATAAAGCTAAGAAATAGAATAAAGTTTTGTTAGTTTCTCCTCATACGTTATTAAAATTTTTTCCTGAGGATTTTGACTTGATTATTAACGTTAATCAAGAAGATTTCGTAAGACGGAATACAAATAGAGGTGGTAAAGAGAAAGAAAGTCGATTATGGAAGGAAGGCATTGATAATACTATAAATAGTATCAAAGACATTCCCATATATAACATTGGTGACGGGAAGTATCTCGAGGATATATTGGATGAAATGTTTTCTGTATCTTAGGTAGTAGATAAGAATGGCGAACCTTTGGTGGTATATCACGGCACTAAAGAAAAATTTGAACAATTTTCTCCTGAAAAGACATCAAAAGCAGATTCAGGTTTCTTTTTTACTTCTGATTTATAGTATGCTAAATAGTATGGCGATCGTGTAATGCCGACATATTTGAATATCAGAGCTCCATTCTATTCACAAAAAGAATTGAATCTTAATACTGTTGAAATGATAGCAACAGACGAGGATATTATAAGAAGCACAGATGGTATAATTGGTCACGATTAGAAGTTAGATCTTAAGCCCTCACAAGGTACAGAATATGTAGTTTATCTTAGTACTTAGGTAAAATCCGTAGACAATAGTGGGTCGTTCAATCCAAGGTCTGCAAACATATTTGATAGACAAGACTCTCCACTTCAGCAACAGTCTATGTCTCAGATAGATGAAGCTATGAAGAAATTTAGAGCTGAACGTTACGATTTTGATAAGACATTAGATACGTTAAGACAGCTGATAACTAATGCTGTACAAGCACGTATTAAGTCTATTTAGAATCGTAAGATAGCTAATAAGACTGCTTTATTGGTTCCATTAGAGCAATAGCTATCTGCCCTTAAGAACCCAAATATCGACTCATTACAGACCATAGTATACTGTTTATCGGATATAAAGAGAACTATGACTCGTCCAGTTAATGCCATACTTACTGCTCAAAAGAATCTTAGAGAAGGTAGGGATAGTGGATTTAGTAATCTAGCACTAATACAACTTCAATAGGATTATTTTGGTATGTATAATAACGTGCTAGAGGAAATTGCTAGAAATGTATTTGATTCTGACATTTATAAAGACATACTTGGAGCATAGAGTTTCGATCAGATGAAGACTATGATATCCAATATGCGTACTCAATTTGCAGCAGCTAGACAAGGACTTATTGAACTTACTACGGATTTAGCATAGAAGACTATGTTAAAGTATGGTATTAAAGATGAACAAAGTAGAACAGAATTGGAATAGTATGTAGGAGAGGATCTTATTACTACTGAAAATGATGTTAGTTCTCTAATGAGATGGATAGGGTCTGGAGATAAGATGAACGATAAGGCTGCTAGAGTTATGTTCGATATGATAGCAAACACTAATAATAAGACTCGTTTCGCTACTCATAAGTTCGGTAATAAACTATTACGTTTACAGAAACAGATATCTCTGGGAGATCAAATGAGATTGTTCGAGTATGATTCGGATGGTAAAAAGACTGGTTACTTCATTAGAGATAGAAAGTATGGAGAGTTTCTTAATAATCTTGAGAAAGAACGTAAACGCTTAAAGACTAAATATAATGTTCCAGAAGGATAGAATATGCCTTTGGAGAAAGAAGCTAGAACTGCTTTCAATAAGGAGATGAATGACTGGTTGAGTAAACATTGCGAACGTAGATATACTAAGAAATATTATGATGCATTTAATTCACTTAGTCAAGAAGCCAGAGATGCTCGAGACGCAATACAATTTAAGATATACAAACTACTGGATGATGTAAGAGATAGTAGAGGAAAAGTACATCTTGAAAATCTAGACGCTAAACAATGGGCACAATATGAGAACTATAACATATAGAAGAAGCAGTTGATGTCCATGTACTATGAAGACGGTACTCCTAAGACTGATTTAGATAAGTAGATAGCAGAGGAACTTACTGAATTGAATAAAATGCTTCATGAAGGAATGCATTATGTTACCAATGAAGAGAAGTTCAACGAAGCTAAACGTGAAGCAAAGGAAAATCTTACTCCAGAACAGTATGAAGCATGGAAGAAGAGATATACCAGAGTATAGATTAGTGATGAATTCTATAAACAACTATCTTAGATAGAGAAGAAAGAATACGGAGATAGGTACATTGAGTTAAAGAAGATAAGAGAAGAGCTTACTAAACCGTATAGAAATGAGTATACTGGAGGTATTGATGTACAGTATATGTCATCTACTCTACTGCATACTTTAAATAGTTTGGATAGAGAAATGCGTAAAGAGAGAAAGAACGCTCGTAAATCCAAATCTAAGAAAGAAGAAGAGTCTATAGAGGGACTTAAATTCGAAGACATTGCAGAATCAGTTCCTACTGAACAATATAAAAGAGATAAGTAGGCAGCTATAAACAGAGGTATAGAGTTCTATGAACTATGGGAAAATCAGCATCATATCAAATACTACATAGGTGAGAAAGAAGTAATAGTTCCAAAATGGTACTATACTAAGATAGTTCCAAAGGATGAAAGACTTATAAACTATGAAGCACCTACTAGAGAGTTTAGTGAAATAGATCCTAATTCAGAGTATTTCAATAGTAAATTCGATGTAAATATTGACGAGTACTATCAACCTAAAGAATCTCTTTACAAGAATAAAGAGTATGATAATTTATTTAAAGTAAAGAAGGATAAGAACGGTAATGAAGTAGCTACTAGAAATATACCTCTGTGGAACTTATATAAAGAGTTACTCAATGGTATGGAAACATCTAATGATAAACTTACTTTCTTGACCAGAAATAATCCATATAAGTTACCACAAATGAGTGGTAGTATGTATCAATATGCTAAAGGAGATGGTATTATAAAAGGATTCTTACAATATACCAGACAAGGTATAGTAAAAGACGTAGATGATGTAGGTTACGTTGATGCTCCTACAAGTAGACCAGATGGATCTGCTTAGAGAATGATTCCTACTTATTATATAAACAAGTTAGACGATCCTAATAAGATTACAAATGACTTAGTTGGTTCTGTTATAGCTTACTTCAAGATGGCTGAAAACTTCAAGAATAAGACAGAGATACAACCAGACCTAGAAGTAATAAAGATGTAGATGGCTAATCGTGCATATACTGGAAAACCTATAGGATTAGATGCTCTCAAAAGAAAGATATTTAAGCAGAGTGATAAGAAAGTAGGTGCTGATACTAATACTTATAAGTTTATAAGTAGGTTTATGGATATGCAATTATATGGAGAAGAATCTAAATCTATACTTAAGAAATTTGCAGAGGATAGTAAGATAGGTAAATTCTTTGGATTAGCAGGTAAAGAAGTAAACTTCTCTAAAGTAATCCACAGTATTAAGAACTATGGTCAATTACTTGGATTAGGTCTCAACTTAGTTGTTGGAGCTACAGGTATGGCTACAGCTTTTTTGGCTCAGCTAGGTATGGCCGCTAATGGTAGATATTTCGATTTTTCTTCTTTTTCCAAGGCATATTTCAATATGGTAAGTAACTTGTTTGGTATAGTATAGTATGCAAAAGATACTACCACTAACAACAAGTATGTGGCATTGATGCAGAGATTCGAAATAGGCACAGAATTCTAGAATGCTTTTAGAAACTCTAATAGAATTGGTATAATAAACACGATAAGTAGGAACTGGGCGTTCGGAATTTTTTCATTTTCTGATTTTGTAATCAAAGGTACTATACTAAATTCGATTATGAATAACTATAGATACTACAATGGAAGATTCTATAATAGTCAATAGTTCAATTAGTTATTCTCTAACAAAGAAGATGCAAAAAACATCTGGAGAACTCTATAGAGTACTTATGATATAATTGAAATAGAAAATGGAAATATTGTAATTAGAGATAAAGCATAGGCTAAAGCTTTTGCTGAAATATAGAATGAAATTAGTAATAGTGCTAGAGCTCTTTCTGCTACAGCTGATGGACAGTTAACAGAAGAATAGAAAGCACAATTTGCTTCTAATGCTTTTGGTTCACTTATAATGATGTTCCGTAACTATATACCAAATATTATTAGTGAGAGAATCACTATGAAAAAATAGTATGATTATAATTTAGGTATGGAACGTGAAGCTTTATTAAGAACTATAGGTAGAGTAGTACCTATGTTAATAAAAGATTGGAATAGTCGTAAACAACTAGATGCATCTGATATAGGGAATATTAGACAGTTTGGTTACGAAATGACTATGATTGCTCTATTATCATTTGTAGTTAAACCTCTATTAGTTGAAGCTGCTGATGATGATCGAGATAATTGGGTTAAGAATTTCTTAGCTCTTCTAGTAACTAGAACTGGATTTGAGTACGGTAATCAATATAATCCTCTAGACTTACTTAATACTATTACTTCAGTAAGTTCTATATTTGATATAATGAATCCGTTCACTAATCTTTTATCACTTAGCGAAATGTGGGAAGTTGCTATTAATAATAAGAAAATTAAGTATGGAGCCTATAAAGGTGATACTAAATTAGAAAGATGGTTATGGAAAATGACTCCATTTAAGAATGTTAAAGAGATTCAAGATCCGGCAATCAAACGAAAGTATTACGAACAATTATACAAATAAAAATAAAGGCTACTATTTCTAGTAGCCTTTATCGTTTGAAGTGCCTTGGAGGTTAGCACTCTTCTGGCATGTCTTCGAAGGGATCTTCGATAACATCACCAAAAGGGATGACGGATTTTATTTCGTGAAATTCATTAGTAAACAATACACTTGGCAAATTAGTACGAATACCATTAAATAGCTCAAGTGTCTTACTCATTTCGGATTTACTTAGTTCTGCGGGTCCACCGCTGATTAGTATATCTCTACGAGTTTTAATTTCTTTAGGTAAAGTAAATACAGCTATTTCATACCACTGGTCATTTATTCGAATCTGACGTAGGCTATGAAAATACTTATTCTTTCTTAGTTCATATTGAAGATTCAACAATGCTTTTATCGTTGTTTCTCTATACATCACAAATAAGTTATCACAGAAATATGGTTCATCTGGATACTCTGTATATACGTTCACAAGATTTTCGTTTACTAACTTCTTATTGTCTATCACTAAGTGCAACAGACAAGCTGTTGCTTCATTTAAGTTCTTCAGTTCCATTATTCTCGTAATATTCACGAGTATGGTCCCAATTTCCTGTCTGATAATGATATGAGATTTCTGTTAAAGTATTTGCTATTAGGTCTTTACGGTCCAATAACTCTTTTTCGTTTAACATATTAAATACACGTACTTCATTATTACCATTACTTTGGATAGCAACAATATACGCTTCTAAATCGTAATCTTCTATATCATAACCTTGATCTTTCATATACCATGTAAGAGCAAGAATATAGAAAGCTATTTGTCTATAGTAATCGTATTCTTCTACAGAATGCTTGAAATTATAGACATCGGCGGTTGTTTTTAAGTCAATAAGAGTAATCTTTCTATTAGCATGATCAATCTTAACTCTATCTAACAGTGACTTACAAGATACTCCTTGTTTCTCTGCCTCCCAGTTTATATGAAACTCGTTATGACATTCCATACCTGGTTGGTCTGTAAGCAGTTCATCTGCTTTTATATGCTTTTCAATATTATCTTTAATATTCTTAAGCATATTTAAATCTGCAAACGATATAATCGTATATAGATCTGTTTTCTCTAGAGCTTCTATATATTCAGCAAACTTGAGTTGTAACTCCTTTGCTTTCTTTAACATAGCATCTCTAGACATATTGTTACCAGAATATGCAAACTTATATGCATCTAGAAGCTTATCTTCTTCTACTATTTCCGCAGATGAATGATAACGTTCACAGAATGCTGTTTGTTGCGCTGTTTTAGGCTTTTCATAATCAATAACAATATAGTTATGCCAGAACTCATCTGGCTGGAGAAGATACATATGTATCATAGTACCTTTATCAAGATATTTAGCACTTATACCTTCTTCTTTACCATCAAGCATATCCTTGAGGTAACGTGGTCCTTTCTTTAAGAACCACCCTATTGCTGAATTTGATATTCGCGTGTTATCTTCATAATACGGAATCTCTATTTTCATGCAGCTAAATATAAATCAGTTTCTACTTCCATATTTGTATTCCAAGGGATACTATCTTCAATATCCTGTCGGATAATTTTAGACATCTTGTATATGACTAGCATTATAAATAATATCATTCTTTCGTTAAACTAATATTCATAACTTCAGCTATTTCTTCAAGCGTAATATCCTCAAAGAGCACTATTTCATCCAAGAATGAAGAAATATTATCAAATGATTTTATCTTCATTTTTTCAGTAATAAATGTTACTACCTCGTCTATATTCTTAACGCCTTTGTCTTCTGCCATAGAACGTATAAATACAGAATTAGAATCAGCTTTGTATTCTTTATAATAACGAATACGAGAACAACGATCAAATAGATTCTTATCTATATTACATGTATCATTACATGTCATTAATACAAGTTTCTTAGCAGTAGATTCTACTCCATCTAGAAATCCTAATAAATCTCTAGTATTCCAAAATGGTTCATTCTTCTCTATTTCATCAAAAATGATTACTACAGGAACAGTAAAGGATTTAAAGAATTTGTTAAGACAATTCATAGGATGTTTAGTAGAAACTACTATAATAGGTAAATTACTTTCTAAGGCAATACGTTTAGAGAGCATTGTTTTACCAGTACCTTTAGTACCAGAAAGTAATACACCTATTGTTTTACCAGAATTTTCAGAGTTGAAATATGTAAGAATACGATTAATAAACTTATCATCGTCTTCTAACTTATAAAGCTTTTTAGGCATATTTAGTTCTCCATTTTCTTTTAGATAAGATTTATCTTCAAATCTATCATATAATAGATCATAAACCTTACCATTAACAAGATCATAACTTATTCCGTCAAGCTTTGGTTTTGGTACTATTTCTTCTCCAATTTTAATAAATTCTGCCATAATATTCATTTTTATGTTTTTAACCTGTTGATTAACTCATCAACTTGTTTCTATGTATGTACTACGTAAAACCTAGTTTTAGGTTCATGTAAGTACAAATAATAGTTAAATAACTTTTCACGTAAAGGCCATGCCTCATTTGGAAAGCCTTTACATTCAATCACAAAACCTTTACCAACAAAGTCTGGTAAATAGGTCATTGCTCTATATTTTTTGTTGTTAAAAGTAAAAGCTGGAAGTAGCTCATATCTATGCATTTCATAATCTGCTAGAATATTTGCTTCTTTCAGCTTTTTGTATGTATATGTTTCAAGTTTACTTCGAAATTTAATTCCTTCATATTCATTAGGAGTTGCATTTCGAACTCTACCTTGTTTTTTCTATTTCTTCATATAACCATTTTTTTACTTTCTCAAATCCATTTGCTTTAATAGCATCAGATATATCCTTTGCTTTAAATTTCTTATGGACTAACATACCTTCTAAACCTGTTTTAAGGCTTATTTTACGGAGATATTTCACTCCAGCTTCATCTCTATCAAATAGTATAATAATACGTTTAAATCGCTTCTTTAACTGTTCTAGAATCTTATCAGGTATGAATGTAGATTCAGATGAAGGTGAAATGGCTGGAATACCCATCTCATATAAACACATAACATCTTTCATACTTTTAGTAATAATTAAGATGTCACCTGTTTTTGGAAGTTGCTTAAATCCTTGAATGTCTAATTCAGTAAGATTATTACGCCACTTTGTATATTTGTCTGCTAAAGGTTTATATATCTTAAAATGATTATATACCTTATAAGCATACATAGGATTATCTTCTTTATAAATGCTTTTTACTATGCCATTACATAGGTAGTACTTTATACTACTTACTCCAAATTTTTTTAGAGTTTCTACCGTAATATTAAACTGCTTCCAGTAATTGATGTCAGTTTCAGTGAATTCCTGACGTACAACACCAATTACTGTTTCAGTTGACGGTATATATTGCTTAGAGCTAACGAGTTGCGTATCATTAGTAATTTTAAGTCTCTCAACAATATCTTTAAGTATATCTGAATAATTAGTTATACCTGTATAAAGTTCTATAAACTTTATTACATTTCCACACTGACCTGTTCCATGATCCTTAAACAATAACTGTTTTGTTTTTCTACTATAAAAGCATCCAAACGAAGGAGTTTTGTCTTTTCTCAATGGAGAATTATAGATCATTCCTACTTTAAAATTACCTATATACGCTGCATATATATCATACTCACTTACTCTAGAAAGAATCCAATCTAGAGTGATATTAAATGTATCTTTTACTTTTGTTGTATCGTAAATCATATGATATATTATTTATTGTCAAAGCAACGGGACTCGAACCACGTCATATAAGCGATCAACCTTATACGTAACCCAACTAATATACTCTACTCTAATAAATATTTCGATAATAACCTTGCTAGCCTACAGTTACTATATACTTTATCTATTTTTCTTTCGATTAAACTAATTTGTTATACTTCGGTATAAAACGTAGGTTAGAATATCTAACCTACGTATTCCTAGCTTATGCTCTAGGTAGCGACTATTTTTTCAAGTTATCTTAGAACGGTAGATCGTCTGCTGGAGAATTATTCATAGTAGATAGATCATCTACTTTAGTCTCTTTATCAGCAATGACAGGTTTTGTAAATCTGTCAATAGACAACTCTCTAATCAAACTCTTATTTTCTGGATTTGTTTCTTTGTCGTAGAACCCTTCTGGTAATACCATAGGTTCAATTACTGCAAATTTAACATAAGTAGGCAAAGTAGTATAACCATTATCATTATAAACTACTTTAACCTTCAACAAGACATCTTTATTAGCTGCATTTAGCATTGTTACTACCCATTCAGTAAATTCTTTATAAGAACTACCATTGAAGTTTAGTACTCCTTTAGGATAGAAACAATTCATAATTCGCATTATACGAGTAACTACATTAGTTACTTTAGCTTGATTCTGTTCAGCAGAATCTCCTTCTCTTTCATTTGGTTCCCACTCTGTATGTAGTAACTCTTTTCCGTCTTTTTCAAAACGAAACTCCATGAAGTTTTTTCCAGTAGGAGATGTTGCTGCTCTTACACCAGTAAACTTAACATTATCATGAATACCTGCTTCAAGATATTTACTGTCATTACTTGTTATTGCTACTTTGCTTGCTAATTCTGTACTATAAACCATAATTTCTTTGTTTTGTGTTATTATTCAGGTAAGAAAATTCTGTCCATGTGAAACGTAATTTCACCGTCTTCGTCGCTTTCTGCTACTACAATATTCTTACCTCGTAAATGTGGTGCTCTTGCCTCTCTTACTATATTACTTCCTCCTTCAAAGGAAATAATTGTTTCGTTTTTCTTTCGATAAACATAACCAATAGCATCAGCCTCACCACAGATAATATCTCCTAATCTACCAGTAAGATCTAGAGTCATTTCTGACATCTCTTGACCTTCAATATTTATCTGCTTATCACGAGTATGAGCAATTAATATAAGATGATCACTTAGATCTCTGAACAAGTCGATTACCTTTTTAACAGCCATTCTTAGCCACATATAACCACTTCCATTTGGAAGAGTACGAATGTCTGTACCTTGATAATTTTTTCCTTGATTAGTGCCTTTGTAGAGCTGTATGGCATAGCCCATGCATATTTCCTCAAGTCGAGTTGCATTATCTATAGTAATATACTTATACGGTCTTTTGCCTGTATTCTTAATTTCTTCTCTAATTGCAGCCACAATATCTCCAAAATCTTTTACAGATCTTGCTTGTACAACTAGTGCAGATAAAGCCTGATAACCATTCTCTAAATCTATAATTAGATTATTGTCTAGAGAAGCCATAAGACTGGATTTACCAGCCTTAGGTTTCCCATAAAACACAGAGAACTTTGGATTACATATCTTTACTTCTGTTTTTTCTTTTGGTAATACAATCATAAAGCTTGTTTATTTTTGTATTCCGTGTATTCTGATAAACTCTGACAATTTCTGATAAGTACGGAATTAATATCTTATTTAGAACCAACCATTATTTTTAATCTTAATTGTGATATCAATAATAGTCTTCTTTGTTTTCGGTTTTAGATGGTTCAATGAGCCCGGCATAATAGGAATAATGTCGTAGCCAATCTGAACGAAATTATCGAAGATACGAATCGGAGTACCGAATTCATCTTCAAAGTCATAATCTTTTGCAAGAGAACTAAGTCCTGCAATAGCTTTGAAGAACTCGTCTTCCAAATTATACTTATTACTCAAGAAGTCATTTGCTGTATAACCTAGATTTGTCGGAATAGTATCCAGCAAATACAAATCAACAGTAGTCTTTTTCTCTTTCTTGCCACCCAACCAAGGATATGCATTCAAGAATTTTTCAGCTAGACTTTCTTTAAAGTTATTAGCACTAGTATTATTATTTTTCTTCGGTAATGTAAATGTATATGTTGTAATCATAATTTTTCAGCCTTTAATTGTTATTACTAAACGAAATCTTCTTCGTAGGTTCTTCTTCCCTTATAGTCTCAATTAAATTATTGTATTTTAGATCGTTATCAAACTCAAGTATAGCGCACTCTCCAGCATCCCTATTCTTTAGGATATGAAGATAGACTTTATTCTTAACTAGTAAACGATTCGGTCCATACTGTTGTATATTGAGTAGTTCTGGTCTATGAATACATATAACATAATCAGATGCATGGAATATAGTATCCGCAGAAGAAATGTCACTACGCATTGGGTAATGCATAGATGGATTGTTAATCCTATCAGGAGCTTCAATGTTTCGATTCATCTGTGATAACTGAATTATAGTAGTATTAGGGTACTTTTTAACCTTAATAAACAGTTTCTGTAAATCGGAAATCACTTTCAGTGCAGATTCTTGACCTTCTACAAGTAAAGTATGATCAAGGATAATAATAAATTTCTTACCCTTTGCATAGTTCTCGTAAAAATAATCAATAGTAGAAGCTATTTCTCCAACCGTCCCAGGTGTATCAACATAATATATCTGGTATGATTTTATTTGTTGAGACGCTGTCTCAACTTGCGCCAATGTGTCATCGTTTAATTCCTCGTTAGCGCTATATAGCTGTGCAGTAGTTTGCCTTAACTTACTACTTAATTTTCTACCTACCTGCCTTGAACTTAACATCTCAAATGAGAAGTTAAGGATAACTACATCCTGTTCAGGATTTAGATCTATTAAATCATTTTCAAGTGTATTAACAAATGATGATTTACCACTACCAGATATACCTACTATAGTATATATCGTATTAGGTTCAATTCCACCCATACAGTGTTTATTGAACTTATTCCACCTTGTTCTTAAAGATTGAATCTCATGATTCTTTCTTTGTTTTATATATTCTACTGCTTCTTTAGCTGCAATAGATATATGGCGGAAGGTAAGCGTATTAGTAGAGTTCTGTTCCATAATCATTACTAATTATTGGTTCTTCTACTTTCATTTGTTCCTCGTATGTCTCCCACTCATGTTGAGTGAGCCATTTCCACATAGTTTTCATATAACCGATTTTACCAGTAATCATTTTATTATCTATCTCATAAGATAAACATTTCATGATGTGCTGATGCATTGCTTTGCTTTTGCCAATTATTCGATTATATTCCTTCCTACATTTGTTCACATTTGCCCTTAAAAAACCTTTGGTTCCGTCAGGTCTTATAACATAAACTGGAAATAGGTCATAGAATTCATCAAACATAGATTTATCTTCTTTAAGAAGTTCTTCTAGTTTTTCTGTTTTCTTTATGACTGTGGTATTGTCTACAGTGCTGGTAGCAATTAGACCACGAGACTCTAACTCTTGTATCTCTTCTTCATTAACTAGGCTGAGAAGTTTCTGAATGTCTTGATTGATGTTTTTGATATCACTCAATACAAGCGTTAGGAATACTAACTGATTAATAGATAAGTTTTCAATCCTATCAAGGATTGAGGTGTCTATTTCTAAAATCATATTCTCATATATTATACGAGCATACGGTATTTGAAATATATCTGATAAGCCTTTGTTAATCCCATAGGCTCATTTGTAACGGTTTTAATTCACGGATTATCTTATAGGCTTCCATAATGTAATACCTATAATTAATCTTTCTCTCTTCAATTGGTTTATCGTCTAAGTAATTTAATAAAGTAACACCAGATGCAGTAAGCATATTCTGATACTGTTTTTCTTTTGCAACAAATATCTTTTTACCTACATATGGTTCATCATATTCTATAATTTCACCTTCTTTGTGTCCTGTTGGTTTCCATTTCCATAAATAGGCACCATTAGTACTTGCATAGAAACGATTAGTCCTTTGTTGTTCTTTATTATTATACTCAACATGCCATTGTTTACCAGTCTTTTCAGCCATTAGAAAGTCTCTAATGTCTTGGCAACCTTTTATAGTTTCTTCTACTGGTACTCCGTTCTTAAAAAAGTTTATTACTGCTTTCGGTATGATCTTCGGAGTTAGACCTTTCCCTAATTTCACAGTAGTAATAAACATACCCTTTTCTTTTACTTTATCATCTTCAGTAATAGCAAAGTAGTCATTTATAGCATATTGATACATAGCCTTAAAACGTTCTTCTTCTAAAGTAAGTTTAGTAAGTTGTTCCCATTCTCTGCATACTTTGTTTACACTATCATATACAGATTTTTTAAGTAATACAAATAGACCGTCTGTATTAGCTTGGACGATTCGACATCCTAATTGGGTTAGTTTTTCAGCTAGCATTAGTAATAGTAACTGTCCATTTATACGTATTTGCATTACTGCAAATGGACTATAACAGAAATTATGTGGATTCTGTAAGTTACCTGATAATCCATTAAGAGCAAGCTTTAAGGTTTCATTTTTAACCTTATTGCCATTGTGTTTAGCTTCGATACGCTCATCTTTAATTTGTCTATATACTTCTAGAAATTCAGGTCCTAAATGTTTAGGATAGAATCCGTATTCTATTAGCATACTTGGATATAGTGATGCAACATCTATATCAATGAGCATTTCATCTTCTTTTGGTATAACTATTTCAGGATCATTCACTGAATGAATTCCTCCAACTCCTACAGAGTATCTTAATCCTTCAAATATGAATTTATTTTCATATCCTTTTCTTCCTGGAGATACTATTTGACTTTTCATATCATCTAGTACTTTTTGAAGTATAGGACTATCATACTTAATAAATGGTAGTATTACCTTATTCAAGGGTATTACATCCATTGGAGATCTTAAATCTTTAATATCATACCAGGTTTGACCTGTCTTTTCAAGATATTTCTGAGTTAAAATCTTCATTCCAATGTTTACTCCGTCTTTACTAAGTACTCTTACTCCGTATTCATCTTCGATAGCTAACCTTAAATCTACATCTTTTTTACATCTATTGAGTAACTCTTCAGTAGAATTAACATCATTAATATTATACTCAATCATTGAATCTATTTGATTTTCAGGTAAATCTGCCTGCCAATCTGCAACAAATTCCTGTACATTTTTGTACTGCATTGTTACTTGAATTTCTTTCAAACCTACTCTTAACTTATTGCTATAAAGCATAGTAAGAATATCAAATGAATCAAAACAAATCATATACTTCCACTTACTCCAAGCTCTAATATCATCTTCACTTGAAGTAGTAATTACTTTACTTAAATTAAATATAGATCTACATATGTCTCTATATCCTTTGTATTTCATTACAACATAATAATCTATTATATAATTTATAATAGGATTATCATAATGAAGATTATTATAACCACAAAATAATTTATCAGTATTTAACTGAATTTTTGTAGTATATAAGTCTCCGAAAGTATAGTCTGTATTAACTGTATGAAAGAAATTGACTAATTCATCTAATTGATTTCTTCTGCAAGATATTTCAAATTTATGTAATTCACCTGTTTCTGTATTTTTTACAGTACAATGGAAAACATTGGGGAATACCTCAATATCATATACATAAACAATCTTATCTCGTATAATCATAATTAATAATGTTAGTTTGAGTCTGTGGAGGGAATCGAACCCTCATTTAACAGTTTTTCCATTTAAACTACACAGACAACCAGCATACTGCCGCATTAAAATTTCTAAATTATGGATTTGCTAGCATATTTTAGGCGGCTAGCGAAGCCTTTGTTGTACTTGTTTTTCGTACATACGTTTTCTTAAACGCTACAAGGGAAGCTTTGTACTTAGCCTTGTCTTCTTTGCTTTGTTTAATAGATGCTGTTTTAGATTGTTTCATATGAATAATCATATGATCAAACTTAACTTGAGCATCAAGCTGTTTTCTGTCGTATTTATTAAACCTAGGATAATTGATAGATTGAAATACGAAAGTACTTTTTCTCTTTTCAACAAGAGCTTTTGCTCTTTCTCGTTTAACTTTTCTACGAGCTTTAAGTTCTTCACTATAGAAGTTTTTTGGTTTAACCTCTTCTTCAGAAGTAATTTGTTTTACTCGAAATACTCTTCTTTCTGCTTTTCGAGCATTTCTTGCTGCAACTCTCTCTTCACTACGTGCTATTTTATATTCTTCTTTTCTGTTTTTATCTATTTTCATATCTTGATAATATTAATAGTTAAACTTATGCTGCTAAAAGTTTTGATTTAGTGTAATAGGTCCAATTGTTATTACTTAAATCTTCAACGGTTATTCCGGTGAACTTATCATTGTTTTCGTACTTCTTAGCTAATACTTTTACTTTAGAGAATGCTTCTTCTTTATCATTAGCATCTAAATAATCCGTGTAGAAGTCTGTACTTTTCATAGGATTATCTTCGCTTTGATTCTGTACTACATAACGGAACTTACGAGTGTTCTTTTTGTTATTTAGCACTTCTCTTCCTTTCTTTAGGAATTCTAAAACAGAAGCCTTCACCTCATTTATATGAGGTCTACTGGCTAACAGTTCAGCTTTATACTCTTTTTCACGTTGAAATCTAACCTTGATTTCTTCATCAGTTAAATTAACCGGTTTTGGTTGAACAAATAGTTGTTTTTTAATTAATCGAGTGAATTTCTTCTTCTCTTTTCTAGTATAGTGAACTGTAGGTTCAAATCCAGCACTTGCTAAAATTTGCTTAATAAGCTCTTTCTTAGCCTGTTTAGCTGTCTTATTTTCCTGACGAGAGTTCTTTCCTACTTCTGTAGTATAACTTTTTTGCTTAACTTTACCAACTATGTTGGTTATTATTACTTTCCCATTCTCACCCTTTGTAATATAGGGAGATGGACCCGGTCTTCTAAATACTTCTTCTACTTTCTTAGATCTACGTAATTTAGAACGGTTAGTTCTCGATAATTTCTTTCCTTTATGATCTTTATGTTTACCTGATAAATTCTTTTTCATAATCTTGATAATTTTAGAAGTTAATAACTAGCGAGCCCGAAGGCTCGCATTAATTAAGCAGCTAGACAAATAGGAGCTGATTCAATATCAAGTTCAGCTTTGTCATTAAAATCTTCTAAGTCTTTATTCAACTTATTAATTTCTATCTGCAGCTTATTCTTTATATTGCTGATGTAAGCTGAAGTGAGTTCCTCACTAATATTCAGATTCTTTTTGCCTTTAGCTCGCTTTATCTTTGGGTCGATTGTTTTAATCTTCCCTAAATGAAACAGTTGTTCCTGTTTCTCGGATAGTGAAAATATTGTATAATAGTTATTTTCTGCTGGTAAATCAGAGAACTTCTTATAACCCATATTAATACATTGTAAATACAGTTTCATAAGAATTCGTTCTTCTGCCATTTCTTGAATCTTCGTTAACAGTACCTTAAGGTCATAATTACGAATAGTTCCTTTAGAAATGATATTTTCGTTTTTAATAATCGTCCAATATTTAGTAATATCTTTACTAAGTTCATCGCGACGATTTTTTGCATATTTAGATGTAATTGATTTCATATTCAAGTGATTTGTTTTTTAAGTTAATACTTGACCGAAATCGTTTACTAGTTAGTCATGCATGACAGATTCAAACTGCCGTCCCTCTGATGAGTGCTCTAATCAACTAAGCTAATGCATGTTATGTAATAGAGAACTACCCCATTCAGTAGTCTCTATTAAAGTAGTACCCCATTCAGTACTATTAATAGATATTGATATGATGAATACCCAGTTCAGTATTATAAATCATCATGTTCAACAATTTTTATTTCTTTTGCAAAATAGACCGGTAGAATCCGTCCGTCTGTTGTTTTAGCACCAACATATAGTTTATTTCCTGTTTCAGAAACTCCTACACTTCGGTTATGTTCTTTTTCATTCGAATACTTTTGTAAATACTTTTCATTGATATACTTAGAATGTAGTTCTCCGTTCGTACTACTTCTTACTACATCAAATAAAATATCTACCATTTTATCCAAATCATTATTATCGGTAGCTTCTTTTAATATGGCATTCATAATACCATAAAAAGCTTCCTCATTTCTTGCTTCTCCAGTTCCAGACATTGTGTCTGCTAATTTGATTGCTATATCAGTAATACTCACCAGTCCATGAGCATTAAAGAACCGTTGCCACCATCTAGGACCACTTCCATAGTACAAGATAATCTGTCCATCCTCTTGTATATCTACTTTTTTAGGTCTTTCGTTAATTCTCCCATTCAAGATCTTAACTTTTGCTAAAACAGCTGGTTCATAAATAATTAGCATACGCAAGATATCAACCCGGGAAGGTGATAATCTTCCGTTCATATCTGTTATTCTGTTGTAGTAGTTTCAACATGCACGTTTACTTCTACATCACTTCCAATACCACACTGCCGCATATAATCAGTATAAATGCGTTTGTTAGCATCGGAATAACCTCGAACTGTCTTAGACAGATTCAAGCAGTGACGAGCAAAGTTCTCGTAGTGAGTAATAGCACCCATGTTAGCTTCCTCAACTAATTTGTCGAGATTCGGCAAATCTTCAGCTGAGAAAAACATCGGACTAGCTCCGCTCTTACCAAGGCGGTCAATTGCTTCCGTAACGTTAGCCCGGGTAGCTTTGCTGAAATCCGGTTCAGCTATTTCGAACATCAAAGGTTCAACACCAGGAATGTCCTTGTTGATAGCGATCTTCGGCCGTTGATCAAGATCCTTAGCGACGATACTTACACTCATGATATCAATAGCTTTAATAATATAAGCTTTGATCTCATTGCGGAAAGTATTGATGCCATTCATGACGTCCTCCTTGTACTTAGGATCTGGATTTACTGCGATAATAGTAAATAACTGCTTACCGAAGTAAGGACCATATTTCTGTGCCACTTGCCGGTTACGTGCTAAGATTTGTGCAGCTGCGTTAGGAATCTGCGGTGCACTGTTGTTATTCAAATTTTCCATAAAAAATGTTCCCTTCTTGAGTCCGCATTTGATATACCAATACGGATCATTTTTTAGTTTTTAAGTTAATAATAAATTAATGCTCTCCACTGTTCGATTATTTTATAGCATTACAATAATGGTAATGGTGAATTCAATCACATAATCTACTAGGTATTAAAATAATAAATGTTAATTTATTTGAAAATATCTTCTGATAAATTCTCTGATAATTTCTGTTAATTCTGATATGTTTATCGTCCCGTTTCGACGGTTAAGATTCAACTTTTTCGATGCTTAACGCACCTCTCACCGTTATTTTATATCGCGATTAGATGCAATATAAAAGACATAGATCATTGACTAATGGTAAGTCTACCTAGTATTTCCGGATTATCGAAATTCATAGAATTACGGTCGTTTATCTAACGTTACCAACTCACAAGCCCATTACTTATAGTATGGCCCACTTGTACCATGCATAGGATTTGTTGTTTATTCTGCTCGAACACGAGGATTTCCACCTCTCATCGTCTCCTTGTTGCTCAATTGTTATTACTATTGAGTCGAAATGTACTACGCCCTTTAATCTACCGAGACAGGGTGATAGGCGACAGGTTATTAACGAATCAGCGTTCTCTTTACATATATACTTGCAATATATACTTTAGGAGTTTCTAATGTCAGCGATGACGGTTGGCAGTCTGGGGTGGATCATACTCCTTATCTGACTACTTTACAACAGTAGTTTGCTATCTCTGTACTCGCCATTGAACTTCCCAATTTGGTAAAGATTAATAATGTTAACAATTCACTTAGAACAGATTTAACTAGGCCGGTTCTATTCGGCATTAACTTTCAGATGCAGTAAAGTAACATCATCTGTTACAGTCTTACCTCTCTGGTTCCAGGGTTCTAAGCTGGAGCAGCTTGGCTCTTACTCATTAATTTATTGTTTTTGACCACTACTAATATCTCCTACTCTGGAATGAGTGTGATAATCTAGCAATGCACCTTTACATATCTTAAAAGGTATAAGCTCTGCTGTTTTTTACGAGGAGTTTTCTAAGCTTCTCCTTAGTATTATTTATCATTATAATCACACTTGCTAAAGGTGTGCAACGATTAGAATCAGGGTTATTGCGCCCTCAAACCGCTTAGACACTCTTGGTCTATTCATTCCTCATTCAATTATACTCACACGAACGAATAAGCACGTGAGTCACTTTAGACTTGAAAGACGGTATCAATCTCATATACCTCATCCCTTATACGTAAATTCTTTTGCGGCACGCTAGTTACGGTAGCGCACAGGATTGGCTCCTGCTCCCTGGTAATCAGTCTATTTTCACTATAATTTTAACATAGTTACTTAGGATCATTGCATGTCCAGCCTTCATATCTTTACTTTGTATAAGTATGTACCATAACACGGTTATCCTTACATTAGTATCAGTAATTACTCCCTTTATATTATGAACCAATTATCATAAAAACACTAGAGTTAGCCTATTTTTCCAATCAGGACGCATAGTTGCGTTTTTGTATGAAGCGAGGTTGGAACCCGCTTGTTGCGTTAGTCAGCCATAATGTATTTTTCGATAATCCTTTTCCAAGGGATTATCCAAGAACCCTTTGTCCTTGTTTCAGCATCGTGTTCATATTCCTTCTTGAGTCACATCTTGATTGACGCATACGAATATAGAGATTTCGTTCTCTTTTTGAGGATTAAGGATTTCATCTTTTGTAGTTTTTATTTGCTTATTGCTACGAATTCATCTCCTCGGTTTTGAATTAATTTGTAACTAGGGTATCTTCTTGTAGCTCCTATATTACGGGTTCTTCACTTTTAATATCACCAGACGGTTCTCATATTAACAGCGCAGGCTATTCACCCTCTCCTGCTTTCTTATACCTTTTTCACCAGTATAAGTTATTATCCTACCTTTTGAGTATCTCACAGTGTTAGCTGCTACGAAGCATCTCATAACTACTTCTTACATATTCTCGGATTCTGTCTTTTTTCGGGCTATGTGTAAATGGACACAAACTCCCTGACGCAGTAGTACTTAAAAACTTCCTTCTGTGACTGCCGGAGTGATTTACGCTATAGTTTTACTCCTCTCGAACTATGATATAATTATAGTATTTATATAGCGGCTATTATCATTAACTATTTTCCGCTGAGGATTTATCTTCTCCTATAATTTCTGACTCTGGTTTTACAAGAAATATGTCTCCAGAAGATAAGTTGATGTTTGCAACCACCTTCTTACCCCGGCATATATCAACTATGCCATTTTTTATATCATTACTACTGATATAATCAATTGGATCCATACGTCCTGGATCAAAACCATCCAAGTGCACGCATATACTACTTACAGACGAGCGTAAGTACTGTTCTACGAATAAGATGTTACTTATACTAGCTTTCGCTTGTACCTGTATCATATTAGAACTTTCCCCGGCTACTATAAAGTAACCGGTTTGATCTACTACCAAATCTAAATTACGCCTAGCATCTTTGCTATTTCGTATAATACGTGATAGTCGCATCATACTATTAAGCATAATAAGATTCTTCTTACTCATTTTGAGATTCTTTAGTAAAAGGAGAAAGTGGCTTTACATCCTCTGGTAAGTTAGCTATACTACGTACCTTTGGAAATCCTGTATTTACTTCTTTTACTTTAGTTCTCCACTTAACTACTGGTTTTAATTCACCAGTAGTTGTTACATTCACAATTGCGTCTGCTGTTCCTTTTACGGATACTTCTTGAGTATTAACATCATAAGATACTTCTATAGTATCTACCTTACTCACAGACTTTGCTTCCTTATTAGAGTGCATCATAGACATCAACTCTAAATATGAAGGTATTACAGGTTGTTGTGCCTGCACGGGTTCAACTGTACTAAGTATATTATAGCCAACAAATATGCTAGCAATAAATAAACCTACAGCTGACAAAATTCTACTATTCATATTGATTACGAATTAGTGAACAGTCTCTTAAACTTATATACAATACTCCACCAATTATGGAACCGGCTTAGCTTTTTTTTTCTTCAGCTGCAGCCTCTTCTTTCTTGGTTTCCGGATATTCACCTACAAGTACAGGAAGTGGACCTTCGAATTCGGCAATCTTGTCCATAGGTGAACGATAGTAGTTGATGATCTTACCAACAGCAAAACGCAGTTGCTCATTAGTAGGAGGAACTTTTCCGGGATAATAATTAGCACGAACAAGAGAGATAACCTTTCTAGCACTATCACGTGCCATTTTGATTTCTGCTAATTGTTCATCAGTTGCTCCTTCAGGAACAGAACATGTGTAATCATGCATCAATTTGTCAACATAATCCACGCCAATTACTCCCATTGTTGCTTGAATAGCTTTGTCATCTGCCGGATTTTCAATCTTCTCGGTTTTGATAACATTACCATTAGCATCAATTTTGTCTTCCAAGTTATATCGGAAGTTTTCCTGGATGAATGTACGAACGATAAGTACAACTTCATCATCTGTAACAGTAGGTACAGCGCCATGAACAATGCAATGTGCACTTACCGGCGAGTTTTCCTTCTTGGTATACAGATATACGGCACGTCCGATTCCTTTCATCAAACCAGCTACAGGTACAAGATGGAAAATCTCATTGATCCATTCGTCTATTCGACGATTGTCAATCTTGAGCTTTTCATCAGTAGTACTAGCATTGTTGATACAAAGTTTACGATACCATTCAATGGTGTCAATTAAACTAATCACAATGTTACGATCTTTACGTAACAGATATTCCAAAGCACTACAGATCTTTTCATGATCTGAACCTACTTTTTCAATATCAGTTTCTGGAACTTCAAGTTTAGCCAGTTTAGGATCCTTCAGTTCTTTAGGAATAATAGTTTCCTGTGGTCCAAAAGGAATTGCTAACTGACCGTCTGTAGCTCCAGGAAGAGCACGCGGTGATGCAAGTTTCACACCGAACATAGTAGCCATTTCTTGCAACGGCATAATCTGTTCAGGAGACACTATCAACTGAAGTTTACCTTCAGCCTGCATACCGATCATTTCTTGCTGAACACCGAGCATTCCAAGGAACCATACAGCATTAATCGCTTGATTAATAGCATTGTATTGTTCAGGGAAGTTCTTCTTCAACTCTTCATTGTTAGTGAATCGTTGATGTCCAACAAATGAAAGCATAGCTTTAGCATCTGTAGAACTTGTAGAAGAACCAGTCGGAGCACCGATAGACTTAGCAAGTGTTTTCACTGCTTCAGCCGGATCTACTTCTTCAGCAATAACTGTAGGAGTCTTATCCTTCTTTGGCTTTGACTGTTGTGCAGCACCTTTCTGGGCGGGCTGTTTGTCAGTCTTAGCCTGAGTCTGCGCTTTTTCCTCTTTCTTAGGTTGAGCAGCAGCTGGCTTTTCAGTTGCTGCTGGTGCAGCTACTTGCTGAGTTGTTTCAGCATTTCCTTTCTCGGTTTTAGTTACTTTTGCAGTGTTATCTGCTTTAGCTGTTTCTGCAGGTTTTGCTGCAGTACTTGCAGCTGCTTGAGCTGCTTTGTTTTTCTTAGACGACATTTTGATAATGTTTTAAATTGTTAATAAATAAATGAATTCTGATAGATTGTTTAATGAGGTTCAACTATCATCCTCATAAGCTGGCGAGTCTCTGCCCTTAGTAGTATGACCACTAACTAATGCGTCTGATAATACTTCGGATGGATATGAAATGTAACTCATTACTCCTGACTGGCATGTAGTTTCTGTCACTAAAACTACTGGTAATGTGCAATCCATATCCGTATTATCTACGGTATTAATTAGCTGGATAATAGAAGCTGTAGTATCATTTTTAGTAAAATGATTTACAGCCTCTTTACCCAACATACCTACTAATAGACCAGCTAATATAGTGAATAGAAATACCCACCACATTTTTGTGGAACGCATAGCGCGTGCTAATACTGCTCCAAATAGAAGCAATACTAAAATCCATGTTGCTGACATAATTAGTAAATTTAATCTGTTAATAATTCTTTTAGTTTCTCTCTTGCCTTATTAAGGCGTGATTTAACTTGAGACTCTGTGAGTCCAAGATGCTCTGAAATCTGTTTGTAAGACAGATTTTGTATAGAGCGTAGTTCAATTATATTCCTATACTTCCAACGAAGTCGCGACAAGGCATTATCTAGAGCATCACTTTTCTCTGAGAAGATATAATCTTCTTCAGGTGAATAACTGGCCTGGTTACTCAACTGCAGAGAGTTGGCATCGTCGTCAATCCAGTAGTTCGCTTTTTCCTTTTTAGTATGTCGAATATAATCAATACTAGTGTTTATTGCAATAGTTTTTAACCACATCTCAAATGAGATATTGTTTATATAACTATCTAGCTTACTAAAAGCTTTAGTAAAAGTAACTGATAATAAATCATCAGCTACATCTTTATTATTTACAATATAATAAATTGTATTATAAATAATCTTACTAAAACGATTATAAAGCCTTGTGAAGGCAGATTGTTTACCTTCTTTTGCCTGTTTGATCAGTTCGAAAATCTGTTGCTTTTCTAAATCTGTCATAATTACGGGCATTTTGTGAGAGGTAATCGCTAGAGTATGTGCATATATATTACTGTTTTATTGAAGTAACTCTAAAGTTAATCTGGCACGTGGACTACTGTTATTCATCCTTTTTGCTTGACCTCTCTCGTTAGTAGTTATAGGGCCGATCAAAGCCCTATAACCTTAAAATGGTAATCCTAGTTCATATCTACAGTGATACTCCATATAATCTTTTGAGAACTTTTGATAAGCATCCCAAATACATTCCATAAATTCTCTTTTCATAGCTATAGATATTCTATTTGAAGAGAGTTTATTAACCATTCCGCATACTATTCTAATACGGACATCTAAAGTAAACTTAGTATCTTTACCAATTCTTTGAAGTATATTAGTATCAAACCAATATATTATGTGCCTAACAGATTCATGCGTTTTCTCTAAATTTGTATAGACCCACCATGATGCTCTCCAATGAAATGATTGATATTGTTTACCCCACGGAGTATATACTCTGTTAGTAAGACTGTATAATACCATTTTCCTTTTTGATTTCTCTAGCTATCTTGCATATTACAAGTTGTGCTTGTGCAGCTGACCAACCTGTAATACTCATGATATATACTTTAGTACTCATAGCACCTCTACCTGGGATAGAGGTGTCTACTTTATACCTTTCTTTAAAAGTGTGATACATAGCATCATCAATGCTTGGCATCTTCGCACCACGCATAGAACGTAGTTCTATAGGTAGTTGACATACATCTGAGGATTCATAAGGATAAAACACATACATCTCTGGATGTGCATATATACTTTGAATCTCAAGAGATTCTTCCTTTACTTCTCTGAATTTTGCTTTTTGAAAAGCATCATTCATAATAATCGCAGAAACTATCCTTAAATGAGGAGTTTCACCAACAACAATTGCTAGAAGTTCGATATCACTTCCAACTACTTGATATACGCCTGGTTCATTTAGTCTCATGGTTTATTGATTTCTTTTTTAAAGTTATCTACTATACCAGATACTTGATCCATAGTTAGTTGTGGATATTTATCCATTACTTTACCTATTGCTTCAATATCTGATTTGCTTTCGTTCAACATTTTCTTGAACTCTCTTTCTTCTTGTCTGGAGTCAAACCAAACCCACCAAGGTACTACGCGCATTGATATTCGTATTCTTTAATTTTGTTATTCAATAACTCCCATTTTTCCTTGTCGATATCAGTTGCTTCTACTAAGTAGATGATATCACAAGATGCTCTAAATACACCACGAATGTAGTTCATTCCCTCTTTATAATGATATTTATTCTTATAAATTCTGGGAACATTTGCATGCAGACGAGTTATTAACTCTGTCTTCATTTTCAGTTCTGTTGCAGCTTTCTCCCAAGATTCTGGTAGATTAGCTCTAATAAAGTTCATTAATCCCATTTCAAATTAATTTATTGATTAAACTTAATTTAATTGTGGTATTAGAGGGAATCGAACCCTCTAACAGCCCTTACGTCTGATCTAGCCTGATATACCTCCAGCTTTCTACGACATTAGCTTAGCCGTTTGGTTTATCTCACGCTACTAAGCGTGTATAATCCATTACATAACTTGTATTGCCAGTTATCTGCTTATTGACCTATTCTACTTCACATTGTTGCAATCAAAACCACAATACCCCAAATCTACCGTTCTAAGATTTAAGAACTTGGCGCACGGTAGAACACGATCAAAAACCCTAGTTCTTTTCCTTAGTATATTGCTTTGAAGCTCTAGGTGAGCGTGGAGTATGAGGGAGTCGAACCCTCGTCTTACAACTGATCTATAGACCTAACAGTCAATTGTGACTATGTAGGCGACCAAACCTACATAGTCTTTGGTCTTTTAAATTATTTCTTAAATGCCTTGATAACCTGTCTTGGAAGTATAGAATACCTTTCGGCTTCTATACGGCATGATGTCTAGCATCGCACTATTCCAAAAATGCCGACTTGATATCATAAGAATGCTATTGCATAATATACTCAAAGAGTATAGAATCTGTATTTATATATTGCGCAATTTATATATACATCCTCATGATCTTAGGCACATGATCAGTGGCACGTTGTCATAATGTCCTACTCTGGCATCGGTTGTATTACTACACCTTACACTTGTTGTATGCATGTCAATTCATGCATGAGCTGCATCTTCTGGTACCTAGCACATAAAATGTCATCACCACCTATTAGCTACTTTCTCTAGTTAGGTTATATAGTCAGTATTTCTACTGCTAAAACACTATACCTGGACTATGCGCGGAAATTAAAGGGACAACAGTTGTCCATCCCATCTCCAATCATAACGGGCTTTCGGGTATTGGTTAAGCAATTTGTTTTGCTGTTCCTGATACCATTTGTCAACTTCACGAAGAAGATTGTTAGCCTCTTTGTAGAGCTCTTTACAATCCTTCAGATAGTCTTCAATAGTGATGCCGCCGTTACGCAGTTTGTCATCTTTTTCAGAGAACTTCTTCAAGTAATTGAGTTTGACCTCTTTTTCCTTGTCGGTCTTTTTCATACTCAAATACGTTGCGAGACGAGTATACTCACTCTTCAAAGTTACGTCAATATGACGTTCCGTGAGCTCCTCTTTACGCTGTTTTGCAATCTTTTCAGCAGCAGCTTTTGCAACATCTTCTGTTACAGTTGAGCCATTGTTGATCACTTCTTCAACGTTCTCTGCTGATACTTTTGTAATATCAGCTACTTTTACTTCTTCTTTTGCCATTTTTTGATAATGTTTAAAGATTGATACTATTGTTAATTAATCTCGAGTTATTTACTCTTCTTTTTTGCAAGATATTCTTTACGAAGACGTCTCTTGCGTTGGTTACATGATTCACGTTTACCTGCTTTGACAAGTTTACGATTCTCATATGCCTGTTCTCTTTTCCAGCTATTTTCACGAATGAGCTGTAAATAGATAATCTCACGAGCTATATTAGCTTCTGCTTTAGCTTTATGAGCATTGATGCGTCCTTGAATTATCTCTTCTGACACACCTCTTTTTCTCATTTCTGAGATAATTCTTCTTTGTCCCATATTTTTGATAATTTGGTTTTAGAATTAAAAAAAGAACTGTTCTGTATATTCCTATCTCTTATTCTACAGATAACCCCTATCCTTCTCTCCCTTTATCTGTAGATTTACAGATTGCCGTTGAATAGCCATTACATAATAATATGTATTAGGGTTTTGGTATATTTACAGTTCTTTTGGGTTGATTGGAATCCACCATACTAACAATTTAATTAGTAATATATAACAGCGGGCAGAGGCTCTGGCGGAACCTCTTGCTTGTTATTCGTTGCCATTCTGAGTTTACACTCAAGATCACATTCACTACAGTTGATAATATTATCTCGTGTAGGACATTCGTTAGAAATCGAATTTGAAGTTTTCATGATCGTCTCGATCAAATAAATGTTTGACAATCATAGGTTTACATATTCTTGCAAATTCTTTTGCTGTATCTCTGTCTTTGAACTCCAAGGAAGTACCGACACGAGCACTAGCAATGCCAAGCCCATCGCGAGAACCAACAGAGAGCAAGCCCGAAGATTTTTGGTTATTTGTATAGTTCCAGCCCCATATGTAATATCTTACTTCTTTTGGATCTGTTACTTTAGGTTTCCAGCCTTCATTCAAAGCTTTTGTAATAGTTTCTAACTTGATGAAGTTCCTAGTTTCATCTGTTAATTTGTAACTTTTATAATTAGCTACAGGACGAAGACCTAGTATTTTACATGCGTCTTCATAAGGTTTTTCTTTACTTAACTCAATCATGCTTTTTTGCGATTATAAGGTTCCATTTTCTTATGCTTAGGACGTTTTTTGTATTCCGTCTTAGTTTTTACTTCTTTCTCCTTATTCTTTCCCATAATTAAAAGAGTTTTAACATACCATTGATCTCTTTCAAATAATATGGAATATTTGAAAGATGTTTAGCCTCAAGAACTTTCTTACAAGTAGGTTGTAATCTTCCAGCACTTATCAGATATTTAATCATATCTGTATTTTGCTGACGAATATCTGCATCATTGAGGAATCTTTTTACAAATTCTACTTTGAATAAACTTTCATTGCTGAAGTTCACAGGATTACCTACTTTTGTGATAATATTATCACAGAATATAGATGTAAGTTCTTCAAGATTTGGTTCCTTAGCAGTCATTGTTTCTGCTTTTGATACTAATATTTTAGCTACATCAACATCTTCGAAATCAACAATCTTTAAATTGTCTGATTCTATTTTTATGTGTTGAGTCATAGCATTAGCAATGTCCCGAATGGTTACATCTTTACGGGCATTACTAACATAATCGCCTTCAAATAAAATTACTATTGCTTTCATAATTATTGATTAATTACTTTTATTTCTATTTCATACTCATCTAATTCTGCCTTAATATCATCAGTAGATGATTTAGACTGAATTTCAAAGTATGGACATAATTGAACTTCTTCACTTGGTTTGCTTCTAGCTATAGCTTTTGCCACAGATATAGGCATACCTAAGATTTTATTTAATGCTAACATATTAGCATAAAGATGACCAGTATGTAGAATCATACTAGTAATGTACCTTTTGGATTCTTTTTTCATTTTTACATAGGCTTTAAAATTGTTAGTTAATAAATATGATGACGTCTGTATACAGCACTATATACAGAATAATTTACCGCAGTGCTACGGAGATTTGAGACTAATACTATAAAGCAATAGCGCTCTATTGCACATCTGTTATTAAAGAAATCATTTCCACATATTACTATGTTTAATTTAAACCCTCATATGTTTTAGGATTACTCCAGAGTACATACAGAAATAGCTGTCAAACTAGATCTTAGAACTCACCTGATTTTTACGTCCGCACGATCATAGATATGTTCCTACACCTTGGACTCAATCGAATTATGTAGGCCTAATTCTTTTGACAAGACATATCTATTTACGCCCCACAGGCTTGTCATCTTCTGAAGACTAGTCTATTCTCACGAACAAACTAGTTGTGTCGAAATTTTTAAACCATTTCTATGCAAAAATGCTTCAAAAAACTGTAATAACTTGTTTTAATTATTACTCTCTAACGCCTTAGAGAATCACGAGGATTCTTCACAGAATCCATTGGGGTAATTATATCACGCTGAATAACTGCGCCTTTGAGTACATCTTTAAAATGCTCTTTGTTTGATTCATATATATAAACAATGTCACTATTCGACAATGATGTACCATGAGTCATGAGTATATCAATCAAAATAGCTTCAGGCATTGCTAAAAATATACTATCAATGCGCATTCCCTCTTTCACGTCTTCTCTAAATTTGAGAATTTCTTGTACCGTTGGTACATGTTCAACTGCTTTTGCAGTATCAATGCAAACTGATTCGTCTTCCGACGTAACAATCTTAGCAATAGGCTCATGACACAGAAACACTATTACTCCAGTAGCGATTGCTAATGCAATGACTACTAATATCGTCCAAAAGCATCCATTAGACGATTTTCTTACTACAGGATATTGATTATCTTCCATACTCAATCCTCCAGTTCATCTAGTAGTTCAGATACTACGGATGGAGTCTCAATGATATCGAACTTCTCACCGCATATTGATACCAAACTTCCGTTACTATTTCCACAGCAATAATCTAATGATACTGATGTGAATGTTAACTCTTCTCCGTCCACTGTATGGACTGTAGCAGATCTTTTTTTTCCCATTTTGATAATGTTTTTAAAATTAATAATTATTTAATAGTATCACCTACAAAGTATACATCTAAATACAAATAGTATGTGACATATGCTTTATATTCATTGCCTGTAACAGGATTTACTAAACATAATACATAAGTATTATCATCTTCTTGATATTTATTACTTACTAAATAATGTTTATACCTTACTTGTAGATCTACAAAGCTTAATGGTTCACTTTTTCTTTTATTAAAGTTGAGTGATCCAAATATTGCACCAGCAATAATAGCAAGTAGAAGAGCACCACATAGGAAATTACTTATTCTGTTGAGTACGCTTCGATGTTTGGTCTTTTGTACTGTCATTTGTTAATCTCCTTCCATAATTTAATGCATTCAGATACTGTTATATATACTGTGTATACTGCTGCAATAATTGATAAGACTTGGAATATTGCCATAATAATTAATACTCTCAAATAATTTAAATACATTAGCTTCACATGCAAACTAGGAAGATTTGTTTTTAACATGTTACTAGACTCTATCACCACGATGAGGTTGTATTTATTGATAGAGAATACTACTACAATACCTTATTAGACTCGGATTTTATATGTAGTAGTTAGGATACGTGACACCCTTATATATATTTAAGCTTAATTATATGATTTAGTTAGTAATCAAATAAAAATAAAGTAAGCGCATTATATTCGCCCTCATAATTTGCAGTTATGCGCAGTAATAACTATGCTATTCTCTTACTTTAAATAATACTTATTGTCAGTTAGTATTATACTGTCAAGCACCATGTCAACACTACTTATGGTTAAGAGTATTTCTCCCTACTTGCTTAGGATTGGTTGCTCATTATAAGAGTTGCACATCGCAGTGAACCTAACTGTGACCTCTTACCACGTGGATTATTTAACTATTAAATATCAATAATTTACTGTGCATATAAGTTAAAGATAAATAATAATTAATTACTTTGACTCTGCATTGTCCACCGACTTGTCACGGCCTTCATTGGTTGCATTAAAGTAATAATACATGTGAAATTACACTATCTTCACAGACCGTGTAATTGTTAGTTTAATTTTTCAGAAAATCTCTTGCATTTTACACCTAAAACTTATAATAAGGATTCTCTACTCTGGCGTTATGATTCTAGGAATCAAAGTTGTAGTAGCTAAGCATTTATAAGGATAGTCCTAAACTTATTAT